TGTTGTTGGCCACCGTCACGAAGTCGTAGGTGGCGATGCTGGCCAGCCGCACCTGTACCGGCGCGGTGGCGTACATCCACACCTGACCGGGCGTGGCCGCAGCGTTCGCCGGCCCAGAGCCGTCATAGCCGGCGTCGGCAATGACCTTGGCCCCGGACTGGGTGAACAGGGTGCCGTTGCGCTCGGTCAGGATCTGGCCGTACTGAGGCAGCATGACCAGCGGCATGTGGATGTTGACCTGCTGGCCGAGCAGCGCGGCGCGCGCCTGCTCCTCCAGCAGACCCAACGCCTCCAGCGGGTCGAACAGGCCCGTGATGACGTTGGCGTTGCCGTCGGCCAGGTAGCCGTTGACGGCCCCGCCGGTCTGCGGAGTGTCGTACGGCGCGTCCTGGGTGGCGGTGCCCAGCCACAGCTCACTGGCGAGCAGGTAGGAAGTCGCGGCCTCCAGCTGCCGCTGGCTGCGAGCCAGCTCCTCCAGCACGTTCAGGCCGTAGCGACTGCCGCAGGTGAACTCCGTGCGGAGTCCGGTGGGCACGTAGTAGGACAGGCCGCCGTCCGTGCCACCGACAGGCGTGCCGCCGGTGGTCGCGCACAGGGCCCACGTCTGGCCCTGGAAGCACTCCTCCGGCCGCCAGACCATGCCATTGACCCAGCGGGTATCCGCCTCCGGGGTTACGCCCACGGAGGCCAGCAGGCTACCGACGCGCGGCGGTGCCGCCGCTACCGGCGTGACCTCGGTAAAGGTCGTCACGTTGAATCACCTCCCTGTTCCGGCTGGGACCAACCAGAGCCGGCCCGGCCCCCTGCGCGCGGGGCCGGGCCGACGTCCGGTCAGTCGCCCGCCGTGCCGCCAGCGGCGACGGTGGTGGCGATGGTCTCCGTGGCGACCGTGGCCGCGCTGGCACCGGTCGGGTTGAGCGCCATGGCGATGTGCAGCGACTCGATGCCCCGGAAGGCCGCGTACTCGAACGACTCGCTGAAGGTCTCGTACTGGTTGAGCCCCACGAGGGTGGAGTCACGCACGATGCCCAGGTCCAGCGTGCCGCCGTCCAGCAGCAGCCAGTCGCCCTCCGCGAACAGCAGGGCCGACACGACGTCCGGGAACGGGTAGATGATCTGGTCGGCCACCACCGGGGAGTACACCTGCGGCGGGATGACCAGCGCAGGGGTGGTGATGTCGGCCGGGTCGATGCCGTCCAGGTGCCAGGTGATGGCCACGTTCCGGGTGGCGAACCACGCCTGAACCTGCTCCATCGAGATCTGGAAGACCTGGAGGCCGTCGCCCACCATCTGGCGGGCCAGGTCGGTGGCCAGCATGTAGAACATCCACTGCGGCAGGATCATCCGCAGGCGGGCCTCCGCGTTGAGGCGGTGCACCGACCGGTAGTAGGCCACCACGTGGTCCACCGTGGCCAGCGAGTCGCGGACCGCGCCCAGCAGCTGCTTCGACTGCACGCGCGTGGAGGCCGTGGTCAGCCGGGTCAGGAGCCGGTTCTCCGCGAAGCGAGCGTGCGCGATGGCCTGGGCCCGCACAACGCTGTCCGCGTACTCCGGGTCGAAGCGTGCCGCCATGTTGGTGAACTTGAGGCACTGGTAGATGGCCTCCACCTGGGCCGTCACGACACCGGGGCAGTCGATGATCGCGCAGGACTTCGGGGTGGGCGACGCGTTGACGTCGTCCGCCGCCGTCCACACGCCGATGCCGCCAGTCTGCGCGACGCCGGACACGGCCGGGCGGTACTGGATGCCGCCCCGGTCGGCCTGGAAGCGCGCCAGGGCGTCCCGAACCGGTCGATCGGTGTCACCGATCACCGGGATGTCGTACAGGGTCTGGAGGGGCGAGCAGAAGCCGCCAGCCGCCACCAGGCTCTCCCGGGTGCCGCGCTTCGCGGAGTCGATGACCGACTCCATGCGCAGCATGTTGTCCCAGCTGTCGGTGCCGGAGAGCTGCCGCGAGTCGGGCAGCTTCGTGGCGAGCCGCACGAGCGGGACGCGGATGGAGTCGCCGGGCACGCGCCCAACCTGCTCCAGCGCCTGGGAGAACGACTGGGCGACGCCACGGCGGTCGAGCTCCGCGCCCTCCTGCACACCGAAGGAGCGGTGCAGGGAGACCACCTTGCCGGTGATGCCCTCGCCAGCGCCGGGCTGCACGCCGTACGCGAGGTTGCCCAGCTGGCGACGCCGGGAGCCGGCCGCCGCCTGCACGCCGTCGCCGCCCTCGCTGCCCTCGCCGTTGCCGGCGTTGGGGTCAGCGTTCGGGTCGGTGGCGGGCGGCTGCTCGCCGTCCTCCGGATTCTCCGGCGCGTCCTCCTGGGACGGGTTGGCCGGACGCAGGGGCTGGCCGGTCGGGTCGCTGCCCAGGTTGGCCAGCTCCGCCAGCTTGGCCTGGTCGGCGGCGTACTTGTCGGCCGTCGCCTTGTTGGCGGTCTCCTGCGCGTCGATGGCCTCGATGCCCGCGATGTGCGCGCCCAGCGCGCTCACGTTCTCCGGGGTGGCACCCTTGAAGCTGCCAGCCGCCTTGACGATCTCAGCGCGCGCTTCGGCCAGCTGCTCGCCGGTCGCTGCGGCCAGGAGCTCGGAAGCCTTGGCCTTGCCCGCGTCGTCGGTGGCGGTCAGGGCAGCGACGATATCCGCAGTCTTCACGGCGTCGTGTCCTTCCACTCGTTCGTGTCGTCCAGAGGGGCAGCTGGCTATGCCTGCGGACCGGAGAGGGCTAGGCCATCCGGGCTGTGCACCCTTGTTCGTCACGACAGAGAGTAGGCGAACTGACGCCGTGTCAACGGCTCGTATCGATACGGTGGGTTGCTACTCGGGATCGACCACCGAGGACGTGTTGATGGTGGGCTCCGGGTGAACGATGGGCGGTGCGCCCATCGGCGGATTGCGGGGGTTGTCGTCGGTCGTCGTGATCACCACATCCGTGGTGGTGGGCGTGGCCGGCGGCGTGTCCACGGTGGTGTCCGTGGGGGTCGGGCCCTCGGTCGTCGTCACGGGCTGCTCCGGGGTTGTGGTCGGGGCCGGGTCGTCGGTGGTGGTGTCGACCGGGGTGTCCAGCGCGCGAACCACGGCGGCCGGCTGGCTGTGCACCACGGGCGTGGTGGGCGGGGAGCCGACCATCAGGATGCCGGCGGCGACACCGGTCACCGCGAAGATGCCGGCCCAGACGGCCGCCCAGGTAACGGTCTCTCGTGCGTTCATGGCTCTACCATCCTCCGATGTTGTGCCAGGTGTTGCGCGTCCACCGGACGGCGGGCGTGAGGTCGTTCGCGGTGCGCTTGCCCCACGCGACGGGGCCGGGGAAGTCGCGCTCCGGGTGATCCGGGCAGTGCCGCTCGTGCCACCAGCCGATGGAGTACAGCACCGCGTAGAGGCCCAGCAGCACGATGCCGAAGATGGCGAGCGCGTTGGAGAACCAGTTCGGGCTGGCCAGCAGGTGCGGTGCAAAGAGGGCAACCGCCGTGAGGTTGGACAACAGCCACAGCTGGTAGGCCCCGCGCTTCAGTCGCTCACGCTCGGTCACGACTTCTTCCCCTTGCCGGTCATCTGCCGCTTGGCCGCGCGCACGAGGTCCCGCGTGGTGTGCACGGTCACGCGAACGATGCCACGGGGGATGGACGTGAAGGGCGTGCCGTCGGGGTTGGTCTTCATCGGGTGCTCCTGTGGCTCGTGCCGTGCTTGACGCACGTCGTGGTGTGATCGGTGTAGAGCGGGACGCCGTGCGCCTTCGCTCCGGCTAGTTGGCCCTTGGTGCATTCGTTGCCGCTGTACTTGCCTTGGGACGTGAGGGTGCAGGTGTAGGTTCCCGCGACGTCGGGCACGGGGTCGACGAGCACCGTGCGGCGTTGGCCCCTGCTGATCTTGCTGGTGACGATCTCCGCCAGCGGGGCGTCACAGTGCTTGCACTCCTGGGTGGGGACCAGGCTGTTGGCCGCCTCGGCCGTCACAACGCCTCCACGGGGTTGATGGTCACGGTGCCGCTCCCAGCCTCCAGCGTCACGGTGCAGGCCCAGGGGAGCAAGTCGCACAGGCCGGCGAAGTAGGCCGTGGCCCGGTCCTTGTCGATGACGGAAGCGAAGACCTTCACCCCACTGCCGGCGGGCCGGACGTTGAACTGGTGCCCGGGCGATTCGACGGCGGCGTCCAGGAGGAGCAGCTGCACCGGCTTGATGGCATTGCGCGGCTGCGGGAAGGCCCGGGTGCGGGTGGTGGTGTAGGTCTGCATGTCAACCACAGTACACTGCCACGGTGGGTTGTCAACTCGGCGTACCGTGGCAATCGGCCCGTGACGGGCTGCCGCGATGGCTGACCGAAGGAGGCATCCATGCCTAAGGAGCACATGCAGGCCCAGAGCCTGCACGTTCCGTCCCCGGACGGTGACGGAGTCCGGACGCACACCCGCACCATCGAAGTCACCTGGTACAAAGACGGCGGTGCGGTCACGCTCAGCCCCGGCTGGTACCAGAGCAACTACCCCGACGACCAGGCCGTCCATCCGGACGTCGCCCTCCTGCCTGAAGCGCAGGACTCGGACACTGCGCAGCAGCGCGTCCGCGAGGGGTGGCACGCCTTCGAGGAGGCCGGCCGCACCTTGGGGTGGCGCGAGGTGAACGATCTGATCAAACAGCTGAAGCGGGCCCGCGACGACGCTTTCGGCCGTCCCGAGTAGGCTCGCCGCTGGTCCGTCGGGGACCTGGGCGGCCGTGATTCCGGTGCGCGGTCCGGCCGCTCCGAACGCCCTCACCCTTTCTCGCTGGGTGGGGGCGTTCGTCTATCTGGGTGATACGGTGGGTTTCTATTGACACCGGGGGGACGACCCCCGTAGCGTGGTTCTCGTCAGCACGAACCGAGACCACTTGGAGCACCAGATGGCACACACCAGCGAGACTCGCGGCCACATCACCGTCCAGTCCACGGAGCGCTACGGCCGCACGGACTACCCGGTGTGGTACTCCACCCGCATCACCCGCGTCACCTTCGACGACGGCCACGCCCGGGCCGACGTGATGGCCTTCCGGAGCACGACAAAGCCGGTCGGCTCGTACCTGGGCGACGTGGCCGGCCACTTCTCGGAGCCGTGGCAGCGCTACATGGACACCCAACACGTCCAGGCCCTGGAGGTCGAGCGGGTGCAGGCGCACGAGCGCGCCCTTCGGGACCACGCGGCCGACAAGAACGCGCAGCGCTGCTACCGAGTGGCCACCATGCAGGACCTGCGGACGTGGCTCTCTCCGGTGCCGAACTGCCACCCGATCCTGGACACCTGGACCGTGCAGCGCCGGGTAGACCTCATGCGCCGCGCATTGGCCGTCAAGGAAGCCGAACTGTGCATGTCGGCCGATCACGACCGATTCAGCGACGCCACGGTGAGCGGCACCGCCAGTCACGTCGCCGCTCACCTGGCCAAGCTGCGCGGACAGCAGGTCACGAGCTGACGCGGAATAGACCACTGCCCCGACTCACCAGGAGCCGGGGCAGTGGTCTATCTGGGTGATGTGATGGGTAGCTATTGACACGCACCGCCACGTGGGGTTGAATGGTTCTTGTCAGCAAGAACCGCACCGCTGGAGGACGAAATGGCCGCCACCCCGCTCGCCACCTGGATGAAGGCCAAGAGCGACCGCGACCTTCTGGCGTTCAAGCGGACCGCTGTCAAGGCGGCGGCCAAGGCCCCGAACAACAAGTTCGCCCAGCAGACCCTGGCCGACGTGCTCGCCGAACTGGCGATGCGCGGCCTCTGACCATCCATCCCGAACGGAGGGGCTTTGACCCCGCAGGAAGTCACCGACGCCATCAAGGCGAAGCTGCGCCGACATGCCGACTTCACCCACCTGTCCGTCCACACCCAGGCGGCGATGGGCGGCCGATTCAACGTCTGCACGGTCATCATCCCCGGCGACCACCGGGAGCGGCTTCGCGTGGCCAACATCGTCGGCGAGCACATGATGGCGTCCTGGATCCACAACACCAGAGGTGCCGTGGTGTTGACCATCCCGAAGGAGTATGTGATCCGATGACCAAGGAACGCGCGATGCGGGCACGCATGACGTGCCCGGTGTGCGGGAAGCGCAACGTGCGCGTGACCATCAAGGCCGGCCACAACCTGCGCAGCGTGACCGGAACGCTGTCGGTGCACGGCGGCCTGTTCAACAACCCAGCCACCGGCAAGGCGGCCGACTGCGGTGGGAGCAACCGCACCATCCCCTCCAGAGACCTGCCGCCCGAAAGCACGTGGTCATGATGGGCGGGACCTCGCCGATACGGCGACTGATGGCATGCCCGCACTGCGGAAACCGCGCTGTCCTCGCGATCATGCGGCACGGTGACGGCCGAACGAAGCCACCGAAGCCGGCCAGCCTGGTCATGGACAACCACTTCCCACCCGGCAAGCGGGACCTGTGCGCGACGTCGGAGAAGCGACTGGGCGACGCGCTCTGGCCGCAGTGGGCGAAGACGGCCCTGGCCAATCACCAGGAGAAGCAACGAGAGAAGGGGAAGCCGTGACGGGTAAGAAGCGCGGCGTCCGGCTGCACATCGAGTACACGAAGCGCGACGGCAAGCGCGCCTCGTTCTGGGCGGACGCGCCGATGGACTGGGACGCGCCACGCGGACCGCGCCGAGGCTGGGCGGAGACGGCGGCGGCCAAGCACCACCCGGGAGCGACCGAAGCTTCCGTGATCGGCAGGGAGTGATCATGTTCATGACCAGGAGGCAGCGCGCGGTTCAGACGGCCGCGCGCCGGGCGTACGACAATCGCAACCAGCCGGTGCCGCTGCGGCCGGCGAACGACCGCGACGCGCTGGACCAGGAGGCGCTTCGCCGGGCGGCTGCCCGCAAGCCGGGGTGGTGGGCGCGATGATGGGGGCGAGACACCCGTATGGGCGGACGACCCGGTATCGCTGGGTGCCCCTGACGGCGGAGGATCTGGTCAGCGCGGAGAGCATGGCTGTGCAGGTGTTGCCGCCGGCCATCGCCGTGGCCGTGCTGGCGTTGCTGCGGCTGCACGGCAAGGACCCGGCTCAGTTCGCGGATCGGCGTTCGGAGTTGGCGCGGCTGGTGCGTGACATCCGCTGGCTGGCGAAGGGCGACCTGCCCGCCTAGTCCATTCGAGTGATCCGGTGCGTAGCTGTTGACACCCCCTGTCGCGTGGGGTTGAATGGTCCTTGTCAGCAGCACACCGGACCACTTGGAGTCGACATGAACGTCCTGGGCTACAGCAACCAGCAGTTCAACCAGCGCATGCTGGCCACCCCGGAGGGCAAGTGCCACACCTGCGGCGCGGCCACCCTATGGGACACCGACGGCTACACGTCCACGTGCGGCGACTGCTTCGACCGTTTCCATCAGGGCAAGGCCATCGAGCACAGCCACATGTTCACCTACCCGGAGGGCTACGTGCAGGCGTCGGGTGTGGAGCGGCTGGCATGGCCAACCACGGTCGATATGCGTCCGGCGTTCGTGTCCGGCGAGCAGGTGGGGTGGTTCTGCGCTGGCGGCCACGGGTCTGAGCCGTGCGGCTGGCAGCTCACGGTTGCGGAGGCGCAGCCGCTGTTGGACAAGGTGGCCCAGCGCGTGCTGGCCAGGGCTTGGGCCTAGCCTGTTCGGATGAATCGGTGGGTGGCTGTTGACATCGCAGCCACCCACCGCGTAGGTTGGTTGTCAACAGCAACGCCGGACGACTTGGAGAGCATGATGAGCACCTACGCCAGCACCGCCGGAGGCTACAACTTCCACCGCGCCAACTGCGGCAACGACGGCGAGGGCTGCCCCACCGCCGAACACGGCGAGTCCCGCAACCCTGTCGACCACGACCACGCGCTTGCCCTGAAGGAGCACCGGCTGCGCGGCTTCGAGACGCCGGCCCAGACCGTGATCCGCATCGAGGCCATGCGCCTGGCCCGGCTGGAGGGGGTGGCGGACATGGCCTTCACGGTGGCCACGAAGCGCGGCAAGACCCTGCCCGGTGGTGACTACCTGGTACAGCTGCTGGTACGCGTGGACCATGAGGCCGCGCTGCGGATGAACGAGGCACCGGACGACACCTCGAAGCGCCGACGGCTGACGCAGCCGCAGGAGCGGGCCCTGACGTTCTTCGGCCGTCTCGCGCAGGACCAGGACGCGGTGCTGGCGACGGCGTTTGACAGGCCGCCCACGGGCACGATCTGCGCCCTGATCACCCGGGGTCTGTTGACGACGGCCCCATCGGGCCGGCTGGTGGATCACGTGCCGACCAAGGCGGGTTGGGCCCATCTGGGACTGTAGTCCATTCGAGTGGTGCGGTGGGTAGCTGTTGACACCCACCGCACCAGGGCGTAACTTTGTTCTCAGCACCCCACCAACAAAGGAGCCCCCAAATGATCCAGCCCACCGCTATCGCCCAGATGGAGATCCGCAGCTCCTTCGAGTTCATCACCGACGGCCTGCCCGTCCAGGCCAAGCGGATCTCCACCGACCGGTGGATCATCTCCGGCCGCTCGGTCGCGCTTGGCGAGTGTGTGCGCGGCGTCGTGATCTGGGCCGGCATGTCCGAGGACTTCGACCGCGAGTGGTCGGTAGTCGAGTTCGACGCCGAGGCCAACTCCCGCGTGGTGTCCAGCACGCGGACGATCGAGGCGGCCATCAGCGACGCCGTGACCTACGTCGCGGCCTGATCGCACAACACCTCGCCGGGCCGCGATGAGTGCGGCCCGGCGAGGTCGACCGACAGGAGAGAGATGAGCCACACAGAGTCGGACCTGATTGAGGCCGCCCGGGGACTACGTGAGCTGATCGACGCGGACACCTTCCCGCAGGTGACCATCGAGAAGAGACGGGCGGGCAGGCTGCGCGATCTGCTGCACCAGGCCGCCAACACGATCGCCAGCATGACCGAGGTCACCCGGCAGCGCGACGGGCGTATCAGCCGGCTGGAGTCCGCTAACGGTGCCCTCATGGTCGATCGGGACGACACCCGCACCAGGGCGGCGATCGACGTTGCCGCTGCCCGTGATCTGGTCGTGCGGCACCTCGGTATCGACTCGCCGGAGCTGGACAAGCGACTGCGCGAACAGGCCGAATACAGTCGCCGCGTCCTGACGCTGGTCGACTCCGAGCGGACCGCGTACGACCAGTTCCGCATGACCGTGGTCGGCCTGATGCAGGAGATCGGGGATCGCGAGTCGCTGGATGGCGAGCAGCTGGCCAAGGTGCGCGGCGTCATCAGCCGTGCCAACAAGCGAGCGATGGGCTACTAGCCCATACGAGTGACGCGGAGGTTCAGGGCTGATGACCAAGCACAAGTGCGAGCACTGCGGTAGGGCGTTCCACACTCGGGCCGCGCGCACCATCCATGAGGCGTCCAGCTGCCCCGAGCGGCCCGGCACGACGAAGGCAGGGTGAGGGAGACCGTGAGCAGCGATACGCGCCCCTACGGCGGCTTCAGCGGCCGTAGGCCATTCGAGTGAAACGGTGGGTTGGTGTTGACACGCACCGCCCCACCGACTAACGTTCTCCATGTCAGCAAAACCCACCGCAAACGGGAGTGATCAGGATGAGCGCCAAGGTCAGCACCAGCATCACCCGCACCGGCCTCTTCGGCAGCATGCGTCTCGTCTCGGTCACCGTCACCGACGACGGCGGCTTCGACTTCGCAGCGGAGCAGGTCGTGCCGCCCAAGGCCGTGGACGCCACGCTGGCCGGCATCCTGGCCACCGCCCGCAGCGCCTGGGACGCCATGGGCGACCTGGACGCCTGACGGCAGACCGAAGGCCCCCGCCATCCAGTGGTGGGGGCCTTCGCGCGTCACGCCTACTGCTGGGACGCGGAGCCCTGACCGCCGTCCTCGCCCTGCTCCTGGTCGGCCTGCTCGTCCATCTCGAAGGTGAGCGTGCCGGTCGCGCCCATCGGGAACTGGTCGGCCACCGCGCCCTTCACGGTCATGGACAGCGACAGCGCCGGGGTGGCCGCCGCCCACTCCTTGTTGCGGTCGTCCTGGTAGTCAGGCGCGAACCGTAGGGCCACCTCATCCCCGTTGCGCCGCCGGTCCTCCACCCGCACCTTGGCCGTCACAGCCATGCCGCACGCTCCTTCACTCGTCTGCCGCTTCACGTTCCGCCCGGGTGCCCTGCCACGCCCCCACGTGCAGCCACGCGTTCGCGTACAGCGAGCACAGAGCCACCCACAGGACCGAGTCCTTCCACCACAGCGCGGTCGGCACGGCCAGCACCACCCAGATGCCGGCCAACGCCAGGTGCAGGTTACCCAGCTTGCGGGCGGTCCGCTTGCTCACGACGCGTGGCTCTTGGCCCGCTTCGCGTTCCAGTCCGCGACCGCAGAGCACGCCTCGGCCCGGCTGCCCGGGTTGACCTTCTGGAGGCCCGGGAAGTTCAGGTCGCCGGTGGCGCACATCTTCTTCGCCACGTTCACGGCCGTCGCGATGGCCCGGCTCGTGTCCATGGCCTTCTTCTCCAGGTGCTTGCGGATGCGGTCGATGTACTTGGGCAGGCCGCCGGCCTTCTGCACCCAGTTCTGGGCGAAGGCGATGTCCGCGTCGGTCACCTCCCCGAAGTGCTCGCACAGCGCGGTGAACCAGGCGTCTGGGCCGGCGACATCCAGGAGGCGTTCGTGCAGCTCCTCCACGGTGGGGCCTTCGACTGCGACCGGCATGAGCGTCTCGCCGGTCAGCTGGGCGAACTGGACGGACAGCTTGCCGTACTCGGCCTGCACGTAGTCATCGAGCACGGCCGACAGCCGGTCCATGTCGGCGGCCACCTGCCGGTGGTACTCCTGCCGCTCCAGCACCGCGTCCGCCAGGGCGGCCATGTCGAGCTTGCCGGACGCGGCCAGCTGCACCACCGGCTCCTCCCGCAGCACGCCACCGGCAACCAGCGCCATGGGCATACCGGAGGCGACGCGGGCACGCGGCACCGGGAAGCCAGGCGTGTTCACGGACAGGACGGCCACCAGCTCCAGGTTGCCGCCGATGTTCCGCCAGTCGCCCGACGGCGGGGCCGCGACGAACTCGCGCAGCTGGGCCGGGGTGAGGTGGTCGCGCACCACGCCGGACACCCAGATGCCGAAGGCATCCTCGCCGCACACCACGTCCGCGCCGACGGTGCCGGTGTGGTCGTAGTGGGCGACGGCAGGCCTGGCCGCGAGTCGGTCGCTGGCGTGGCCGGTGCCGAAGGTGATGTGGCCGGTTCCGATGGGGCCGGCGTCGGTGAGCACCTGGCCGGTGTGGAAGTAGGCGTACTTCGAGGCGCTGCGCGGGGCGGTGACACACTGGCCGCCGAAGCCGATGTGGCAGGTGCCCCAGGTGGCGATGTGGCCGAAGACGCGGCGCAGCGCCGGGCCGCCGGCCACGTCGGTGAAGGTGAGCGGCGTGGGGCTGGTCAGGTTGGGGTTGGCGAAGGCGGACGCCGGCAGCTTCGGGTAGGCGGCGGCGGTGACGCTGGGTGCGGTGCCGTCCAGTGGGTAGTCCGTGTGCTTGTTGCCGATGGCCACGCGCGCCTTGCTGAAGTTGACGGGGCCCATGCGGGTCAGCTTGCTCTGGGCGACGTTGTAGCCGGCGGTGATGTGCGGCTTGTACGGGCCGTGGCTGGGCGGCAGCTGCTTACCGACGGCCGCCAGCTTGGCATGCAGGTGGCCGGTGAGGTTGCTGTGCAGGGAGTGCAGCGCGCTGGAGTCGCCCAGGTCGTAGACGGTGGCCGGCTTCATGGTGCCTGTGGGGCCGCCGTCGGCGTTCCAGGTGGCGTGGCCCATGACGCGGGCCTTGATGCTGCGGCCCTGGCCGGGCGGCAGTGGATTGTCCGGCGCAGCCCCGCCAGCGGCCCGGACAGATGTGGGGTCTGCGCCGCCTTCTACCGTGGAATCGTCGGCGGACTGCTCGTCGACGGGGTCGCCACCGTGGTTGTGGCCGGCGAGCGCGGCCGTCACCGCCTCGTGCACGGCATCCACCTGCTGCGGCGACCACTGGTCCAGGTCGTCGCCCAGGTAGGCCAGGGTGCAGTGCATCTCATCGGCCGGGTCACCGCCGTCCACGGCGAACGACTCCGGGTCATCGGGCACCAGCGCGATCATGCCGCTGTTGTCGTAGGCCGGGTTGCCGGCGGCCTTCAGGTCCTGCTCCCACGGTGCGACCTCACCGATCCGGCGGGCCAGGGCGGCGGCCACGGCCATGGTGGCGGAGTCGGCCACGGGCGTCTTCTCGGCGGCGGCGTCGGCCAGGCGGGTCACGTTGCGGCGCACCAGGTCGGGCACCAGGTGGTACTGGCCTTCGGCGTCGACACGAGCCATGCGCATGGCGTGGTAGTTCTCGCCGTCGATGTCGTGCAGCAGCCAGCCGCGCGGGTCGTGGTCGGGACCGTCGGCCAGCTCCGCCCCGGGGTCGGCCACGGGCAGCCCGATCAGCTCACGCAGGGCTGGCGCGGCCTTGCCGGCGAGGCACGGCGAGCACGCGTCGCCCAGGTCGCTGGAGCGCCACATGGGCGTCATCGAGGCGGTCAGGCCGACAGCGGGTGCGATCGACTCGCCATCGAGCACGACGTACGCATCCGGGAAGGCGGGCAGGCCTACCAGCGTGGTGGCCCCGATGACGCCGGAGGTCATGCGCATCTGGCCGGGGTCGTCAGGGTTGTCGTCGGCCATCACCACCTGGGCGTCGACGGCGGACAGGTCCACGCTGTTGCCGGACAGCGCCCCGTCCTTGACCATGCGGTAGGCGGGCACGTCGGTGTACATCCAGCCCTTGCCGGACCAGACGGCCACGTCGTCGGGGAACGGCTGGCCGGTGGACTTGGAGGTGACCTCGCTGCCCGGCCGTCGGGTGAGCTCGGTGAGCGCCCCGACGATGTCCGCACCATCGTGGCCTTGGCCGCCTTCGGGGGTGCGGGTCTGGGCGTAGATGGTGAGCGGCACGGCCCGGTGGGTGAGCGCGCCCTGTTCGATGAAGCGGCGGTCGGCGGTCTCCATGCCTTCGAGGGCGAGGACGGGGAACTCGATGGGGACCGCGTTCTCCGGGATGGAGGTGTCGGCCGGCTGCCCGGTGATGGGGTTGAGCGTCGGGGCGGTCATGCCGTCACCTTCCCTGAGATGAAGCGCTGCTGGAGTCGCTGTATGTGGTCGTGGCGGTCACGGAGTGTTTGCGCGGTGGTGCCGTTGCGGCCGGCGGCGTCATCGAGGTCGGCCAGCCGGATGATGTTGGTCATGTCGGTGCCGGGGGTGGCGAGCGCTTCGCGGACGGTCTGGCTGTAGCGGGGCACGGCGTAGGCGGGGACGGTGTCGCACATGCAGCCGTGGTGGTCGCCGGGGTGCATGTGGTCTCCGAGCCATTCGTAGCCGGGTGGCGGGTTGAGCTGGGCGTCTGACCAGTTGGCGAAGCGGATGCCTTCGATGTGCCGGTGGGGCTCGAACTGGTCGGGGGCGAGGGTGACGCCGTACACCCACAGGTGGCCGAGTTCGACGGCACCGGCGGTGTCGAGCTCCTGTTGCACGGTGTGGCCGTTGGCGAGGCCGGTGGCGTTGCTGGTGGCCTTGCCGTTGGTGTTGACGTGCGTTCCGGGCTGGGTGCCGCCGATGTCGGCGAGGACCGCGCGGATGGTGCCGGGTTGCACGGTGGTGTCCGCGAGGTCCGAGGGGCTGGGCTTGTGTTCCCCGTACAGGACCTTGTCCGCCAGGTCGTGCAGGGTGCCTTCCAGTCGGTCCCAGCCGTCATCGACGCGGGCGGCCATGGTGCGGCGGACGCGTTCGGTGAGGTCTCGGTGTTCGCGGGTGCCGCTGCGGAGTCCGAGCATGGTGGCGAGCTTGCTGACGATGGCGTCGACGGCGGCGAGGGTCCACTTGGTGAACTTGACCTGGAGGCCGGCGAAGGCACCGGCGAGCAGGAAGTCCGTGGTGGCCCCGGCGGTGAGCGCACGGTCTCGGCCGATGACCTGGCCGAACTGGTGGGGTCCGCACTGGCGGAGCTGGCCGATGAGCTGGTTGTCTCCGGACAGCTTGGCGCGCAGTCGGCTGGACGCCTTGGCCACGGCCTGCTGGAGCGCGGCATCGGCGGCGGTGACGAGGCGGTCACGCAGGGTGCGCTCGATCTCCACCATGTCGCGCATCTCGGCGAAGGTGAGCCGGTACTCCTCGTCGCCGTCGACGGTGGCGGCGGCCATGAGGGCGAAGCGCTGGTACAGCTCGTGGAGTCCGCCGTCGGCGCTCACGCCGGTGGGCGGGGCGGGTGCGCTGCCACCCTCCTTCGGCGTGCCGGGCGACAGGGCGGGCGGCGTGCTGGTGCTCCCAGCGGGCAGAGCCGGCGCTCCGGGCGTTCCCGGCTTCTCGGTGATGGTCTCGCGCTCTGGGATGACCGGCGTCTCGCCAGGGACCAGGAGGCGCTGGATGAGCTGGCCGGCGGTGATCGGGTCCAGGCCGATCTTGAACAGGGCCATGAGAAGCATCTCGTGCTCCTCCGGCTTGTCGGTGTCGGAGAAGCCCAGCGCCTCGCGGAACGCGTCCCAGCCGATGCCGCCCCGGTCGAAGGCGTCGATGGCGTCCTGTCGCCGGTTGGTGTTCTCCGTGATGTTGGCGGCGTCGTACCAGACGCGGATCTTGCGCACCTCGGCCGGGTCGTAGCCCATGTCGATCAGGGTCGTGCGCAGGAAGGCCACGGTGAGGCTGTCGACCATGCGCCGGACGCTGGGCTCGATGTGGTAGCGGAAGGTGCTGGCGTCGATCTGCCATGCCGACCAGTGGTTGGCGTCGCCCACGCCGGACACGACCTCCGGCGGCAGATCGAGGCCGCGCGCCATGCGGGTGAGCTCCCGGTCCACCTTGCCGCCGAGGTCGGCCGACGACTCGCGCTCGAAGGTGATGTGCCGGATGGCCTTGATGTCCTCTTCGCTACCGGTGAGGACGGCGGGGGCAACGGCTCCGGCGTCACCCTCGTTGGTGATGGGGGCGAGCAGGACGGCGGTCAGGTCGGCCATGAAGTTGTTGGACTGCGCGGCCGTGACCCCGTCGTCCCCATCCTCGCGGATGTTGCGCATGAGGGTCATGGTGTTGGGGATGGCCAGGATGCCGTTGGTGGCCGACCGGGATCGGCTCACGGCGCGCAGCTCACGCCCGAACAGGACGATGTTCTCGAACGTGTCCAGGGTGGCCTGGCAGGGCGAGTCGGCCAGGTAGCCTTCCCGGGGGTGCTGCACCCACAGGCGGAACAGCTCCTCCGTTTTCCAGTCCACGTCACGGTCGGTGCCCGGGTTGACGTCGGACTGGACCTTCACGGTGCGGCCGTCGGGCGAGACTTTGACGCCGTCGATGGAACGGATGCGCCAGGTCTCCTCGCCCGTGTCCGGGTCCGTGAAGCCGTGCAGCCAGCAGTCCCCGGCGATGTCGAAGTTCTCCGACCAGATGCCCAGGAAGCTGAAGCCATCGTCGATCGGCAGGCGGTTGAGGTTGTCGATGGCGGCCCGGGCCAGGTCGTGGTCCACGGTGACCTGGTGCGCCTTGTCGGGGTCGTCGATGAGCGACAGCGGAACCGGCTTATCGTCGTCGCCATCGATCTGGGCGGCGTACAGCCGCACCCGGCTGATGGCACCGGACCGGTAGCCGGTGGCGAAGCGCAGCTCCGGGATGAGATCCCGATACTTCCACGCCAGGGACTGCCACTCGCGACGGGCGACAGCCAGCACGCGCAACGCCTGCGCGTTGGTGGCGGGCTGCACGCGCATGCCGGCGGCCCGCAGCTGGGCGACGTGATGGGACTTGCCGGGCTCCACGACTTCGTGGCGGCGGAATCCTTCAGCGGCGGAGGTGACCACGGCCACGGCTCACCCTCCCATCGGCGTGAGGCCGACCACGGCACTGCTGGCCAGGGCGACCACGGCGGGCTCCCACAGCCGGCGGGGCAGCAACGTGGCGGCGAGCACCACGGCGACGCTCACCCAGAAGCCGAGGCACCATGGGCAGTTGACCAGCTCGCCCCACCGGTCGGCGGCGTGCTTGTCCAGGAAGCGGTCACGCGGCACGTCCAGGATGGTGTCCCGCTGGAGCAGGCGCGTAATCCGGAAAGCGGCCAGGGCTACCAGGGCGACCGCAAGTGGCTCCCGGGTCCAGGAGCGGGTCACCCGGTCACCGCCGTCAGGATGATGACCAGGACGACGATCACGAGCAGCGCGGCCACGGCGGCGAAGGCGCGCAGCGTGCGAGCATTGACCGGCACGGCCAGGCCGATGGCGATCAGGAGCAGGGCGAGCAGCGGCAGGACGGCCGCGAGGATGTCACGCACCGTCGCCACCGCCCCAGGGCAGGCTCCGCGAGGTCCACGCCGGCACCCAGTACTTCAGGTCGGCCAGGGCGCAGCCGCAGCCCAACATCTGGGTGACGCCAACCTGGCCGGCCTCGGTCATGATCGTGAACGACACGCGGGCCGGCGGGCGCTGGTTGGTGGTCTCGCTCCACACGATCGGGGAGAAGTACAGGGCGTCGGACAGGTCGGCCAGCGGCGGACGCTTGGCGAAGACGTAGAGCCCGACATCGGTCAGCTGCACGCGTGCGTTGTGGGCGAGCCCATCGACGCCGGGCAGGCGGACGCTGGCCGGGAAGAAGTCTGCGATAATCCGGGTAGGCACCGGGCGTTCCTGCTGGGCAGGAGCGGTGTCCTTGAGCAGCTGGGCTGTCATGACACCCCCTCTCGTGTGGGTGTCATCATAGCGATACGCACCCACCGTTTCGGGGCCGGTGAGTGCGTATCGATTGGGAGCCTACCTGCGGCGGCCGGATCGGAGCAGCGCAAGCGCGAGGATCACGGGTAGGGCGACAAGGCTCAGCGCGCATCCGCCTGGCTTTCGGTGGCTCATGATCCCTGGACGCGCGAGGCGTGCAGCGCGTTCAGCCGGGAGCGCAGGGCGAAGAAGCGCGGCCATCCCGACACGTCCATGCCGGCCAGCACGTCGTGGGCAAGGTCGGCGGTCCCGAGATCCTCGGCGTCAAGGGCGGTGGCCAGCTCGTCCAGCCACCAATTGATCTCCTCGATGCGCTCCCGCCGTCGGCGGGCGTCCTCCTGCCGGGCCGCCAGGGCGGCGGCGGCGGCCTTGCGCGCACGGCGAGCCTTGAAGCCCCGCCAGATCAGCCACGGCCAGGAAAGGGGCATCCAGAAGGCCAGCACGAACTGCCAGCCCTTGGCCACCCAGTCCTTGCCGGCAGGTGCGGCGTACCACGTGAGCCAGCCAACCAGCGCGAAGAACACCAGGACGCCCATCAGAGCCACGGCCTTGACTCGGGCACGCGTTGGAACTCGGAGCGGCTCAGCCATACGGCCAGCTCGCCCGCCTTTTCCGGCTTGACCAGCCAGCGCTCCGGCGTGTGAGTGCGGTCGTCCTTGGCCTGCCAGTCGGTGATTCGGCCCAGCTTGCCCGGGACCTTGGTGGAGTGCACCCGGTCCCCGTTCTTCAGCGGTTGCGCCATGATCATTTCCTCTTCGGTCGGACGTACTCATGCATGAGCATGACGGCCACGGCGGCCAGGTCGTTCGGGTCGATCGTCAGGGCGTCGCCATCCTCGTTGTGCAGGGTGAGCGGCTCCCCGTCTTCGTGGTCTTCGAGGTAGTAGCCGCGCTCCTCGGCCGCCGGCCTGTACCAGTGCTGCTCGAAGTCGCGGCCCTTGGCGGACATCACGCCCCGTCCGGGTGGGGTCGGTCGTCGTCCGGGCCGTTCATGCGGTCGTTGAGCTCGAAGGTTTCGGCCAACTCGATGTAGTCGATGTCCGTCATGTGTCTATCTAACCCCACGAGACGGTGGGTGTCAACACCTGCGGGCAAACGAAAGGCCCAGGGGGTCCGGTCGTCTGGACCGGTGCTCGCCGCCATGTAGCACCCCTGGGCCTTCGTTGTGCAGGTCCGCCACGCGGTGCGGATCCCTGCGAGCTCTACCCGTTCGGCGGAGGCCCGCCAGGTCCCTCCCGACTTCGATCTCTCCGGGCCTTCCTGGTGGCATATCCGCGCGTAGCGGCGCGTGTGCCCTGCGGGTGAGCGGGACTCGAACCCAGCACCTCCCCTACGCGGGGGCTCTGCCAATTGAGCTACCACCCTGTTCGGTGCCCGCCAGCCCTCTACTAGTCCCCGGTTCCCGGTTGCGAGGCCGGTACTAAGGGGAGTGTTCAAGGGCCGGTCGGGGCACCCGGCGGCTGGCTATCGTGACCCGCCGGCCACGGCTCCTACCGCCTTGCGTGGTGCCGGGGACGCGAACCCCGGATCTCCCGGCCTGAACCGGATGCTCTGCCGTTGAGCTACACCACTCCACCTGGTCGCCAGACGTAGCTGGCCCTGGGAGTTTGTTCCGGCCCGGTCGTTGCGAGCGAGTCACGGCATGGTTGCCGCCGGGCCGGTGGTCTTCACCTGTCAACCTACACACCGCCGCTACAGGCTGTCAACGCCTTCCGGCAGCAGCACCACCAGAGGGAAGGGAACATCCCACAGCTTGACCTTCAGGCCCAGCAGCAGGGCACCGTCGAAGCCGTTCGGGTAGCTCATCGGGACCAGCAGCTGCCATCGCAGGTACGGCGATACGTACGGACGTAGGTGGTAGACCTGCATGGCCGCCGTGACAGCAGCGTGCATCTCCTGCGCGTTGGCCCCGATGCCGGCCCCGCATGCCGCCCACATCTGGTCCAGGACGTCGTCCGTGCTCACCGGGGCCACCAGTCGGGCAGGGTGTCGAAGTCGGGCCGCCAGTCGACAGGCAGCAGCGACGGCAGGAGCACCGGCACGTACTCCGGCAGCGGCACCTTCCCGTAGTGCATGGACCACGGACGGTGGCGCACCCCCAGGTTGAGGTCATCGAAGGTGCGGTCGACGCTCTCGCTAAGGCCGCCGCCCTTGATCACCAGCTTGGTGTAGAGCGTGAGCCTGGAGAAACACCACGGGCTGCGCTCGGTCACGATCTGTCGCGGGTCGCCCCGGTGCGCCGCCCAGCGGGCCCGCAGGTGGATGGGCCGCCAGGTGCGCGGCCTCTTGCTGCTGTCCCAGTCCAGCATCGTGATGTCGGGCCGGCCGGCCAGCGAGCGCGTGACGTACAGGTTGACGGACAGCTCGGATCCGATGGTCTCGACCAGCTCTGACGGCTGGACGGTCAGGTCGTCGCTCACTGGGCGTCCCACGTCTTGCTCGACTCCTTCGTCAGGGTGTTCCGCTCCGCGCGGGCCAAGCTGCGGACGGCGGGTCGGCTGCTGTGCAACGCGCCCTCCACCGTGCTCCACAGGCCCGCCATCGGGTGCGGCATGGTCTTGGTGCTGCCCTTGCGGGTGAAGCCGTGCCCGCCCATCCTGAAGGGCGTCGCGACCCGCTGCGACCCGCTCACGCGTCGCATCCGGCGGCCGTCCGTGGTGGACGATGCCGTGGTCCCGATCCGTGCCATTGGTCCGATCCTTTCCGTCGGGGTGCCGGACCCGGTGAAGTCCAGCACCCCTATTCAATCCCACCGCGACGGTGGGTGTCAACCCCTACTTGCTGATGCCACTGTGCGTGAACCCGCAGCAACGGCAGGTGTTCGGCTTCGTGCTGGTCGGGTCACACGCGCAATCGCACTTCCAGCACACCACGAGATCCGTGCTCAGGTGCTCGCACTCGCACTTGCAGGCGATCGTGACCCCGTTGCGCTTGGTGGTCAGCGGCTGCCCGGAGCGGCCCACGTAGCGTCCGGTCACATCGGCACCCCCGTTCGCTCCCATCGCTCACGCTGTTCGTTGGCGTACTCGTTCGCAGCACCCAGGGCATCCGTCCAGCGCCGGAAGCCCTGGGTCTTGTCCAGGTTGTGAGGCCCCGGGTCCACCCGGCCGTAACGACCGAACATCCAGTGCCCGGTCAGGCGGTTCTTCCACACGGCCGGCTTCATGGCCAGGTGATCTCGAACGTGCGGGGGCCGATCTTGTCCACGTCCCCGGCGTTGCTGACGACCCGCTCCAGAACCCTGCGCGCGCTCTCCATGTCGCCCTCCTTCTGGATCTTCACGCGGGTGATGATCGGCTTGCCCGGCTGCGAGTTGAGCGACTCGATGGCCACGATGACGGCGGAGAGGGCACCGCGAACCAGCTCGTTGGCGGCCAGGGTGTGCTTGGGTGCGGTCACCTCCAGGTCACCTCCCATGTGCGGGTGGACGACTTACGGACGCCGCTGGCCTTGGTGGTGAAGATGGCGAGTGCGCGGCCGGCCTGCTCCTGCTGGTTGTCGTGCGCGATGGTCACCGTGGTCACCCACGGGTCCTCCGGCAGGCCTCGGCCGGTCCGGATGGTCATGCTGTGCACCGTGGGGATCCGAGCGTCGGACAGCACCCGCTCCACGGCGGCCGTGGCGGCCGTGAGGGTCTTCGGCTTGCTCATGTCACCACTCCACGTCGATGAGGTTGGACGAGCCGGCTCGCTGTGCCCGCTTGCAGGCGGTGCCGGCGTTGATGGCGTGCACCGCCTTGCCCATGGTCTTAGGGTCGTTGTCGCGGATGTACACGTCGGTGACGACCCCGGCCCGTGTCGACCTGCTTTCAACCTGTGTGTATGCGACGCCGCTACTCCGCAGGGCGGTCTTGATGCTCTGGGTGGCCAGCGTCGGCGTGATGGGCTGTTGGCGGCTCACCAGCGCACCATCGCGCCCAGCTTGCCGTTCTGGGTGATGGTGGCGCTGTCGCCGCCGCGCGCACGGCGCAGGGCGGTGGACAGGTCGGCGTAGTCGAAGCGCTGACCCGACCTCATGGTCACCTCCGTGATGGTCACCAGGTTGCCGTCACCGTCTTCCCTGGCCTTGGTGCGGACGCTGCCCGTGATGCCGGCGGCGGACAGGGTTGACAGGACCTCCTGGTCGGCTCGCTGCTCGATGAGCCGCAGCTCTCCAGCCTTCATGGTTGTTCCCTCCAGATGGTTAGTTGTACGTAGCAACCTATGGCGCCGCTTGGCTTCCCCTGCTCACCGGGCGGCCTGGCTTGTGCCCCACCGGGGCCGGCGGGTGGCCGGCCCCCGGGTCGAGCTCAGGAGTTGAACTCCACCTGGCGCTTGGCCAGCTCATGGGAGAAGGCGGTGAAGCCGATGCGCTCCAGCTCCTCCGGGGAGCACTTCACGGTGGCCTTCTTCAGGTCGGCCAGGCGGGCGGCCCAGTCGCTGACCCGGGTCTTCAGGGCCGCGATACCGGCCTTGCTGGCCAGCAGTTCCGGCTCGGCCTGCTGCGCCTGCCGGCGGCCCTCCTTCTCTGCCTGGGCCATGAGCCGCTTAGCGTCGATGATCTCGACCATGATGTCCTCCAAGTGTTTCGGTGCCTTGCTGATATGAACTACTCTACCCCCCGGGGCGGTGGGTGTCTACCCCTCCCGCCCCGGTTCACCCGATCGGCTCAGCTGTTCAGGCTGCGGGCCTTCGTGCGGGGCATCGCCATGGCCAGGGCCCGACCGTCCTTCCCCGCCGGAGCGTCGTCGGACAGGAAGGTCACCATGGTCTTCGTCAGCTTCGTGATGGTGCCGTAGACGGTGCCGCCGATGGTGCTCACGATGATCCGGCCGCCCACCTCGAAGGTGTCCAGAGCCGGCCTGGCCGCCTTCTGGCCGGCCAGCGTCTTCGGGGCCTCGATGCCCAGGATGCGGCAGCAGTCCTTGCAGGTGACCGGGGCGTCCGTGACGGAGAAGGTGGCTTCCGCGATCTCGTAGCTGGTCCGGTGATCGCGCCGCATGTTGGAGCAGAGGACCGGGTTGCGGTCGGTGGTGCTGGGAGCGTGGACTACGGTCCCGTTCTTGGCTACCAGGTTCTTCGTCATTTCGACTCCCAAGTGGTTCGTTCTCTTGCTGACAAGAGAAACATTACCGGACGGGGCGGTGGGTGTCAACAGCTACCCACCGCCAATCCGCCGGTTCACTCAGAAGGAGTACTCCAGCTCCATCATCCAGTCCCGGGCGTCCAGCATGTTCGGGTGACCCCCGGGGGTGGGGTACACACGACCCGTCTGGCAGTCCAGGACACCGCGCGAGGTGACGGGGATGACCGCGAACCGGCGACCCTGACGGGCCCTGTGCGCCTCGGCCATGATCACGTTGGCGTCCGCGTCGGCGGGCAGCTTGCCCAGGGTGATCATCCGGCTGACGAACTGGCGGCCGTCTTCCGAGTGAATGCCGGCCAGGTTCTGGTTCTTGCCCATGTCGCTCTCCCAAGTCCTGCGGTGTGTTTCCCTGACATGGAGAACACTACCGGTGCGGTGGGCAGCTTGTCAATAGCTACCCACCGCACCACCCGAACGGACTAGTACGCCTCCAGCGACTCCCAGTCCAGGCCCAGCGCCTTCGCCAGCTCCACGCCCTTGGCCGTGAAGTACGCGAAGACGCAGCCCCGGTCCGCCTGGGTGGTGAGCAGGCCGGCCTTCTTCAGGTCGGTCAGGTTGCCCTTCTGCTCCCGGCTGACCTCCACGATGGGGGTTCCGGACCAGTTGCCGGCGTCGTCGACCAGCGAGCGGAACAGCTTCGCGGACTCGGGCGTCAAGGTGATCATCGGGGGCTCCAAGTTGTGTGGCGGGTTTTGCTGACACCACAAACGTTAATCGGTGGGGCGGTGCGTGTCAACACCTACCCACCGGATCACTCGAATAGAGCAATCCCATTGACACCCACCGCGCGAGTGGGTAACTTCAGTCATGGTGGAGAAGGTTCTCCGTAGGCGTCAGGTCCCTTGGTCCACACTTCCAGCACTGCCGTGCTGACACCCGGCGAGTCCGTAGGCTCCGCGAACAGTTGCAGCACCGCATCACCCGTGATCGTCACCGATGACGGCATGTACAGCGCACCGCCCACGATGCGGTACTTGCCCGCCTCGCCGTACACGGCCAGATCGACCACCGCGTCCGCAGCGTCAGGCGTCCCGTCCAGCAGCGCATTCAGATCCCGCACCAGCGCACCCAGCGTGATGGGATGGCCGATCACTCCGACCCCTCGGACCACTCCTGAACGGCGGCGGCCACGATGCGGCGAGCCGCGTAGCGTTCGGCCCGGCTGGAGCTGTTGGCCTTGGCGAGCACCCCGCAGATCACCTCGAACTTGTCGTCGTCCACAGCCTCCCACAGCTGCGCCAGGGTGATCTGATGGGACAGCGGCGGGGCCTCCGACGGCTCGCCTCCTGCGGCCTGCTCGGAGGCCCGTTCCGCCTCCACAACACGGGCGGCCAGGGGCACCACGCACAGGCCGTTGATGGTGCCCGGGCCGTGCTCCTGACAGTCGCCGTTGTGGTCGAAGCGGCACGGCTCATCGCCGCCGCAGTAGTCGACGAACATCTCCAGGCAGTCCAGCGCGGACGGCAGGGCGGCCGGCGGCAGGTCTCGGCTCATGTCCTTCTCCCTTGGGTGGTAGGCCACGGCCGGCTGGCCGGTGACCGCGAGTAGGGCGAGGTGCGCTCGCCGGGATTCATCCCAGGCGAGCACACCTCCAGCGTTGTGGATCACGAACCGATGGCCTTGCGGTCCATGATGTCGTTGCCGTGCTTCGGGCACTTGCCGCCGCGCAGGGCCCGGCCGCAGCTGGCCCCCACAACCTGCTTCACGCTGGTCGTCTTGGTTGTTCCGGGCACGGCCACACGTCCACGGGCCACGACGGCCTCGCGGTAATAGCACACGGTCTGATTTGCCGGCATGTCACTGTCCCCTTCGGACTTCGATCTTGATCGGCGGGTCGCCCTTCGCTCCCGCGTTCACCCAGTCGATGACCCGCTGCGTCTCCCACGGGTCGCACCCGTGGATGGAGCAGGAGCCAGGCGCGTCGTACAGCACGACCCACTTGACTGGGTCGCCCATCACACGTGCCCGTTCATGATCTTGTGCAGCAGGGCACCCTCACAGGTCTTGCCGCAGGTGTTGGATCCTCGCCGAGCCGGCTTGCGCTTGCAGTTGGCGCACTTCTCCATCGCCTCGCGCGCAGCCTGCACCTTGGCCACGGCCTTTCTCGCTCCACCGATGATCTTCACGATGTCGTCCCCTTCGCGTTTTTGATCTCCGTCCACCGCCGGGCAGCCTCGCCCAGATACCAGCGGTGGACCTTGTCTTCATCCCCGGCGGCCATCAGCTCGCCGGGCGGACGCAGGCGTTGCCGTGTCAAGTCGTACGACAGCGCCTGTTCCGTCTCGCGGTAGTTCACCGGCGCGGTCGGCAGGTCGGCCGCCGCGCACAGCCCCGGCATGTCGAAGCGTCGCCAGGGCGCTTTGCTCGTGAGGTGGTGATGGCCGTCGCGGGTGCGGGGGCAGAGGTACGGGTACTGCCGCCCTTCGCCACGTCGGTACAGCTCTTCGGCCGCCTTGGAGGCCGCAGCCCAATCGTCGTAGATGACCTTGCCGACGCTGCCCATGTCCGCCACTTCGCCGCGCACCTCCGCGTTGGACGGACGGCACACCATGATGTTGCCGTCTCGCGGCGTGCCGGTGGCCAACTTCCGGGCGTGCTTCGAGATGACCTGTCGCCGCTCGCCGGCCGCCCCTTCGCTGTGCAGGGCCTTGGCCAGCTTGGCGAACGACGCCAGGCGGCGGCCGTTGCGCTCTGGCGTTCTCCTACCCATGATCCACATCCCTCCAGAACTCGATGTCCCGCCAGTCGTCGCCCTCGGCTCGAAGCGCGGCCTGGACCTCCTGCTCCTGCCAGAACGCGTACGCCCCGTCCTCGCAGCACAGCTCCAGCTCTGTGACGGAGAGGTGCCGGCAGGCGTCCGGGTGGTCGTACCCGTTGGCGCACGGTCCGCTGATCAGTGTGTTGGTCTCCATGAGTGGCGGCTGCATATGACCATTCAACCCCACGAGACGGTGGGTGTCAACCCCTGCCCCGGGGAAGTGGAGCAGGGGTTGACGGTCTACTTCCGGACGTCGACCCTGTGAGGCACAGGGCCGATGTCCGTCAGGGAGATCTGGGCCAGCGCGATGTGGGCTTCGATCATGCGCATCGACATGCCCAGGGACTGCATCTCCAGCTCACTGGGAATGTAAGGCCCGCTGATCATTTGCCGTCGGCGCTCCAGCCATGCTTCCACCTCCTGAAGCTGGGTGTCCGCGATGGCGTAGTTCTCCCCCGGCGTCCGCACGTCGCGCACAGTCATCGGACCACCACCTGGTGCATCCAGGCGAGGCCGGTCGCCGTCAGCACGGCGGCCGAGGCGAGCAGCACCAGCCGGCGAGCCGCGCTCACTGATCGTCGTCCGGCAGCTGGACGCCCAGGGTGTGGAGCGCCTGGGTCCAGCTGCTGATCTTGCGCTCCGCAGTGAGGCAGCGCTTCTTCCAGAAGGCCACCTGCTCCTCCAGGGCGTCCAGCCTCTTCAGCCGCTTGGACACCACCGACAAGGCGTCCTTGCCAGTGGGCGTTCGCTTCTGCTTGTCCGGATCGGCATGCACCCGCAGGTGTGGCCGGATGGCACCGACCTTCGTGGCTGTGTGGTCGCAGTGCTTGCAGCCGTAGATGACGGAGCCGTCCTCCAGCGTGAGCGTGCGGGTCTGCTCCCACCAGATGGCCTTGCCGTTGGGCGTCCGGATCGGGGCCAGGGTGGCGGTGTCGGTCCTCACCTTGATCCCGTTCACTTCGGTGGCTGTCACGATTCAGTCCCTTTCCGTTGGTTGCCCAGCTGGGCACCGTGCTTCGAATTGCAGGAGGCGCACGCGGGGCGGATGTTGCTGCGGCGGTAGGTGCCGCCCTCGCACCCGGGCACGATGCGGTCCACCGTCACCGTGTCGACGGTGAGATAGCCGGCACAACCGGGCAGAGCCAGGGCGCAATCCACCACGATGCCGTCGCCGAACGTGTCCACCAGGTACTGCCGGCGGCGAGCGCGATCGTCGGATCCGCCCCGGCTGTTGCCGTTGCTGGTGCCGCGTCGCGCCTTGGGGGTCGGTGCAGCCGCCCAGCGTCGCCCCTGCGCCGTCGACAAGACGGTCCTGGTGTGCCGGTCCCCGTGGTTCTGTCCGGCCCGCGAGAGGCGAAGCAGGCCGGCGAACCACATCTCCCGCACCGCCCTGGAGCCGGCGGCCGGCAACTTGGCGTGCATCTCCAGGTCGAACGGGTAGGTGTCGAGCCGGCGGCGGAAGTCCACGGCGGCCTTCCCCCGTCTCCAGGTGGCCACCACCTCGCCGCGCTCCACGGCCTGCATCACCAGATGCCGGTGCTCCGTCTTGGTGATCATGACGCCCTCCGGACACGGTAGGCCGACAGCACGACCGAGGAGTAAAGGGAGTTGCCCTTCACGAATCGCGCGGCGTGCCGGTCGCACACCAGCACACGTTCGGGCGAGCCGTGCCAGTTCTTCCATCGTCCCACCACCCGGTGCGTCACCGGCCGACCGCAGCGGGTGGGGCGGGGCCACGGAGCGCCAACCCACCACTCCAGGCAACGGGTCTGCTGCGGCTTCACCGGAACCTCCGGAAGCGGTACACGGCCATAGTCATCTCCAGCTTCGGCCAGAACGGCTCAGCCTTCTGGGCCATGGACCGGCTGGCCGCCGTGTGACTAGCGCACTGGTACGTGGGCGAGCACCGCCACGGCCGGTCACCGCCGAAGCGGATCACCAGCTTGTGCGTTGCCCCTTTGTCGCAGCGGACAAGGGGGTTCCATCCGGTCGGCTTGCCCACCACGGCCGTGCAGCGGTATCGCCTCTGCGGCCTCACCGCTTGGCCTTCAGGTTGGCCGCCCGCTCCGCGTTCATGGCATCGGCGAACACGCGCTGTTGCAGCTCGACCGACTCCAGGATGCCGCGCAGCATCTCCTCCTGGTTGGGGCGCAGGCCGCCGTTGTGGGGCTTGGTCAGCGTGTTGACGACATCCAGCAGGTTGTTGTGGACGACCGCGAACAGGCCGGAGGCAATGTGCGGCTCCAGCGTGCGCACGATGGTGTCCGCCGTGTCGAACGCCTTCGAGCGTTCCATGCCGGCCTGGACCAGCAGCTCATGCACGACCTTGATCAGCGGGGCCTGCCGCTTGCAGTCGATGTCCTGACGGGTGAGTGCGTTGGTCATTGCCCTTTCCTCTCGCTCGCTATATGGCGAAGGTACCCAGCGTCTAGGTGGGTGTCAATGAGTACTGGCCGCCGCCCAGGTCTCGACTGCACCGGGCGGCGGCCAGCGGCTACTTCAGACCGGCGCGTCGCCGGATCGCGATGAGCGCGTCCAGCGCCTTGACAATGGACGCGCCGGTGGCGGAGTGAGCGCCGATGGTGGCGCGGAAGGTGTGCACGCGCGTGCTCCCCGAGTCTGCGGAGATGCGCACGACCTCTCCGACCTGTGTCGGCCGACAGTCCGGCTTCTGCTGCCAGATGCCGTGTACGCCAGCGGATCCGCGCTGGACCTTGTAGGTGGTGGGCCTCACAGGTCACCTCGCGTCACCAGGTCGACCAGCTGCCACTGGGCGCTGTTACAGGCCATCTCACCGTCATCCTTCGCACGGCCGCCCCAGTCGCGCACCAACTCGCGCTCCGCGTTCAGGTCGCCCGGGTCAACGTAGATCCACTTCAGCGCCATCACCTTGGGTGTGGCCATTCGAATGCCGCCAGCGCTGATCAGGCCGTATCCGATTCCGTCCAGCCAGTCCACGAACTCACGGGCGTACTTGACCTTGTCGCGGTTCTCCAGCAAGTGCAGCAGGTTGGGAGTGTCGGGGAAGCCCTTGGGCTTGTCGTTGTCGTTCATGCGTCAATAGTCACCCACCAAGTGGGTGCGTGTCAAGCCACTCCGGTGAGCGACTTCGCGACGATCTCCGCCCGCAGCCGGATGACGTTCTGCACCTGCTGCGCGTCGGGCCGGAACGTGCGGCCGGACGGGCAGCGCCACCGGCCGTTGTCCAGCTGCACCCACGCCATCGGATCGTGCCGCTTCGGACGCTGTCGCAGCGGCGGCTTCGCGATCGGCGGCGTGCCGGCGGCCACCACCGCGTTCTGCAAGCCTTCCATGCGCTCCAGGTCGTAGGTCGCCCCGCGCTGGCGGGCGTATGCGGCCACCGTCACCTCCCGCGACGCCTCGGCCACCGCGCGGGCCAGCTCGTGCGGCGTGGCGACCACACGGGACCAGCCGCGTGCGAACGGTGACGCCACGCGTAGCCGGTTGCCGGGCAGCTGCTGCACGGTCAGCGTGATCATCGTTGGCTCGTGTCCCATGGGGTCATCGCCTCCCGGCCGATGCGGCGGCGTGCCGCAGGTTCGTAGCGTGGTGCCGCTGGATGACGCCCTCCGCCTTGCGCAGCCCCTCGCCGCCGGTCATCTTGACCAGGTGCTGGATGGCGTAGACGTAGGCGTCCATGCGGTCGGGGGACTGCCGCATGGCCGTGGTCCAGGTGGTGAGCTGGTCTTCCAGCTTCTCGAAGATGCCCACGTGGTGGACCAGGTGGTGGGAGCAGATGGTGCTGATCGGCTCCGCACGGACCCGCTTGCCGTCCTTCGCCCGGATCTTCTCGATGGGGATGGGCAGCTTGCGGTGGAGCACCTTCTCCGTGGCCCTGATCAGATCCACCAGCGCCTGGCCGCCGTTGTTGACCTCGATCACCACGGCGTTGCAGTTCCACGCGTCGTAGCCGTCGACGATGGCCTGCGCCCAGACGGCCGGCGACTCCCGCACGGTCAGGTCCGCGAGGATGTAGACGTGATCGTCATTGCCGAGGCCGGCCACGATGATGCCGGTCTCATCCGGGTCCTTGCGGGCGAAGCGGGTCGAGCCTTCCCCGGTGCGCTCCTCCACGGCAGGGTCCACGGCCATGACGGTGTAGGCGATCTCGAACGGCACGGTGAGGCCGTTGGGCAGGTCCACCCACTCCGGCGGCCCCTGCTCGTACCGGTCGGCCGCGATCTGTGACAGCTTCCACAGCGCGCCCCGGACTTCGTCGACCAGCTCGCCACCCAGCTCCTGGAGGCCCAGGGTGGTGCCGTCGTAGGCGGAGTGCAGGGACCGCAGCGTGGAGGCCGGCAAGTTGGCGGCGTTGTCGTCGGTGGTGCCGCGACGGACCGCGCAGTACGGGTCCTTGATCAGGGCCTTGATCTGCGCGAGGGGCAGCGGCGTGGTGGTGGCGACGATCTGCGGACGCTTGCCCAGGCGGAGGCCGAAGGTCAGCATGTCCCACGAGTCGATGGCGCGGAGCAGCACCTGGGCCAGCTCGTCCACCCAGGCGCGATGGTGCTGCGGGCCGCGCAGGCGAGCCGGCTTCTCACCCGAGAACAGCTTGTACCGGCTGCCCGTCTGTTTGATGATCAGCTCGCCGATGGAGCGATTCCAGGTGTGCGGCACCTGCATGCGGTCCAGGACGGAGATCAGGCCGGACTCACCTTCGACGCACGTGTCCCGGGCGTCGGCGTAGGTGGGGGCGACGACGGCCATGCGCCAGTTGAAGTTCAGCACGCCAGCGGCGGCCATGTCCTCCGCCGCGCTCCGGGTCTTGCCGGTGCCTCGGCCGCCCAGGTAGAGGGTGACGTCGAAGTCACGGTCGGGGGTGCGCTGCTCCGGTCGGCAGCGGGCACAGGAGTGGCAGCGCGTGCAGCTGTCGCCGTGTATCAGGCACCGGCGACTCACGCGATCCCAGTTGCTGGCCAGCTGCGACGACGGCCATGCGGCGGTGTCCTTGCTCTGGCAGTCGCTGTCCCGCCAGTCCCGGATCTCCTTCAGCCACTGGGCTTCGCTCCGGGCCTCCATGCGTTCGGCGGACCGGAGAAGGAAGGTCACCCGGCCTCCGCGACCAGACGGAGCTGGCGGCCGAACTCGCGCTCCGCGTCGGCCCGGCGCTCCAGGTCCAGGTTCATCACCGACATGGCGGCGGCGAAAGCGGCCTCCACCTGTTCCGCTTGGCGCTCCTCGATGGCGGCAAGGCGGGCGTCGATGTTCAGCTTGGCCAGGGTGGCGAGGGTGGCAACGGCGCGGTCCAGGGCGCGTTCCCAAACCAGGATCTCCGCGCGCACCTGCTCGCCGGCCTCGGTCGAGTAGCCCATGCCGCTGACTACGGAGAGGTACTGCTGACACACATCCAGCCATGCGGTGACGCGGCCGGCGACGGTCTGGAGCTCCAACAGGGGGTTCTTCACGGGCTTGATGCCCATGGCCTCCACCGCGAGGGCGATATTGCGTTCCAGCTGGATGGTGACGGCCTTCAGCTTGGCTTGCGGCGTGGCCCCGCCGTGGACGCGGCAGCGGGTGCTGTCCTTGACCGGCCAGCGGTGGCAGCGTCCGTCCCGGGAGGTGGCTCCCTTGGTCTTGGCGTGGCAGTGCGGCTTGTCGCACAAGGTTGGTGGCGTATCCCCTGTCACAGCTGTCCCCTTCCGCCTGTCAAGCTGGGAACGATACTAACTCGCTGTGACGATCTTTCCCACCTCCGCGCCCGGTTCGTAATGCGGCATGTCGTCGTGCGCGCACTCGGTCAGCACCAGGAACAGCTCCGCGATGCGCCGGCCGTATGGGTCGAGCGAGCGGGGCACGACCCGCTGACTGGTCCGGACCACGTGATGCGGATTGTCGTCGGGCACGATGCCGCGCAGCTTCAGCGCGTCCAGGCAATGCTTCAGCGTGGGGCTGATGTTGTCGCTGTCGGCCACGCGGTCGCTGCCCGGATACCAGACCAGCTCCGCCATGAGCGGGCCGACACCGCGAGGCACGCCGGCCAGCAGCTTGGCCGTGTCGTCGCGGATCATCGTGCGGACGCGGTGCGCCTCCCATTTGCCGTACCGGTCGTTGAGCGTGTACGGGGGTCGCTGCCAGGGCAGCAACAGAACCCACTGTCTTGCCATACCACCATCGTAGTGGGTGTCAACTGCGCAGGCCGACCGGCAGCACGAAGCCAGCGCCGGAAGCCAGGTCCGTGGCCGGGGTGAGCGTCGCCGGCCACGCGGTGAAGCCGCCGGCCTTGTACTTGCCGTAGAACTGGGCGGTGTGCGAGTTGTTGCCGCCGCCGAAGTTGAAGAACGAGAAGTACGGCGGCCCGGAGTAGCCGCGCACGCTGACCAGCACCCAGTAGGCGGTCCGCACGGTCGGGGTGGGCACGCCCGTCAAGACGCGGTCGACCACGCCTTCGGCCATCCAGATGCTGTCATCGGTGCCGGCCGCCCCCGTGTCGGCCAGCTTCGCGCCCGCTGCGGTTCCGCCTGCTGCCTCGGCGAAGAGAGCGAAGCCGTTCAGGCCGCCGAGGCCCACGACCACTGCCGGCGAGCCGGACTGGTCGCCGTTGGCCGCGCGGACGGTGAACACGCCGTTGATGGGGTTGCCAGCCTCCACGATGACGCGGGCCCCCCACACCTCACCGTTGATGGTGGACACGGTGTTGGTAACGGGGATGTTGATGCTGTGCCCGTTGGGGTGCAGCTGGGCGGCGGCCGGGTCGGCCACTGGCGGGACGGCCTGCACGGCGGTGCCGGCCAGCGTCAGCAGCGCCTGCACGGCGGCGGCCAGGTCGGTCTCCGGTATGCCGCCGCCCGGCTTCACGTACGCGGCGGCAGCGGCGGTCTGGGCGGCCGTGGCGGCCGATAGCGCGGCACCGGACTGGGTGGTGGCTGCGGCGGCCCCGGTCGCGGCGTCGGTGACGTCATCAGTCAGGGTGCCCAGGGCGCTGACGAGACCCGCCACGGACGCCTGCGGGATGCCGGTCCCCACGGCCAGGGCGGGGTTGAGCGGGTCCGTGTCGTCCACCACGATGGTGCCGTTGCCCGGCTGCACGCTGGAGATGCCGGAGCCGCCGCCACCGGGCGGCAGGAACTCCACAGGCACCTTGCCCAGCACGAGCGGCGGGACCTGCACGCCCACGGCCGACATCGGCAGGTAGCTGGTCGCCGGCACCGGCACCGGCGACGCTGCGGCCAGCAGCTGCTCCAGCGTGGTGGAGGTGGACAGCGGGGCGAAGAACCGCCGGTAGAAGCGCGTGCCGCCGGCCAGGCTGGCGTTGATAGTCACCTCATACGACCATCCGGACGGCGTGATGCCGGCGACCACCGTGGCGGGCAGGCCGGAGACCGCTACCGTCCCATCGGGCTGGATGGAGGCGGTCACGCTTCCGGGGGCGAGAATCACGTGGTCGGTGCCATCGCAGAGGGGGAATGGCATTCGGAAGGAGACGGTGCCTCCGGTGGCTGTGGCACCGGTGTTGTCGATCACCTTGCCGGCCACACTGACCGATGTCACGCCAGCCGGAAGCGCCATCTCCATCTCCGATCACCCGCAGTCAGCGCGGATGATACCGGCTGGTCAGGGCCGGGCGGTGTCCACACCGATGCGGGAGATGCGGACGCGCTCCGACAGGGTGGCCTGCTCCAGCCAGACGGGGGTCAGCTGGTACGCCTGCTTCACGGAGTCGAACTCGCCCTGGGAAGCGAGGCCGACCCACACGCCCTGATCGTCGCGCCACACGCCGAAGGGGAACAGCGGCTGCCCGTTGTTCACGTCCGGGTGAGCGCCGGCCTGAAACAGCTGGTGCGGATAGACCTTGGTCACGTCGTCCTCCTCATCATCGGCTGGGCGCACGGTCCCCAGCGTCAGGTCCGTCAGGGTGTGGTTGAGCAACACGGACGCGTCCAGCAGGCCGACCGAGCCGGCGACGTTGGCCCCGTCCGTGTACTGGTGCACCGCCAGTTGCGGGTGGGTGAAGCCGCCGGTGTTGCCGGGCGATGGCGGCGTGCCGTAGCGAGCGCACATCAGGTAGGTGTCCGCGTCCGCCCACCGCTCCGGATGCATGACGTTGAGCCAGTCGGAGGTGTTGGCGTACACGACGATCTTGCGCTGGCCGGTGGCCTGCCGATAGGCGGCGACGAAGCTGGCAATGAACGTGGGCGCGGTGTTCGCGGACCAGATGATGCCGTCGGCCAGGTCGTTCTCCATGTCCAGCAGCGGGGCCAGGCAGCCGTCCGCGAATCCGTTGAGCGGCTTGACCACGTTCTGGAAGTGCGCCCAGTTCGCAGCCGGGCTGACGTTCGAGTCGGCGAAGTGGTAGGCCCCGACCTTCAGTCCGGCCGATGCCGCACCCAGCGCCTGACCGTTGTAGGCCGGCGAGGTGTAGCCGCCGCCCTGGGTCGCCTTCACCCACACGGCCGACACCTGGCCGCGTACGGCGCGCCAGTCGGTGATGGTGTTGTGGCCGCTCACGTCGATGATGTCCACGCTCGTCCCCTCTCCTGTCAACGCCTACCGTACGTCAAGCCGCCCGGTCGGTGATGTCGCCACGGTGCGCTCGCCAGTCCAGCTCTACGGTGCCGGTCCGGCCGTGCCGGTTCTTCGCCACGATGAAGTGCACGGTGCCCAGGTGCTGCACGATGGTCGAGCCGTCCGGCATGGTGTCGGTGCTGGTCGGCCGGAACAGCAAGATGATGCCGTCCGCGTCCTGCTCGATCGCGCCTGACTCGCGCAGGTGCTTGGCTTCCGGAGCGCCGTCGCCCTGACGGTTGAGCTGGGCGAGCACCACCACGGGGATGTGCAGCTCCTTCGCCAGCTGTTTGAGGGCATGAGACATGGCCGCAACCTGCTCCTGGCGGTTGGGCCCGGAGGTGGTCTTCAGCAGCTGGAGGTAGTCAACTACCAGGAGTTTCAGCCCGTGACGGCGGGCGAGGGCCCGCGCGTGCGAGACGATCATGGCGACGGTGATGTTGGGCGCGTCCACCACCCACAGCGGGATGTCCTGTTCCTTGATCCAGCGGCCGTACTGGGCGGCGTCGCTCAGTACCCGGTCCGATGGTGCGAAGGAGGTGAACTCGGACAGCTCCTCGCGCAGGGAGCGCGCCATCCAGCGGTCCATCAGTTCGTTGCGGGACATCTCCGCGCTGACGACCAGCGTGTTGTAGCCGGACTCGGCCGCCGTCCAGGCCAGGCTGCCACCGGCCAGCGTCTTGCCGTCGCCCGGTCGCGCGCCGAACACGTACAGGCCGCCAGGTCGCAGGCCGCCACCGTTGAAGATGGCGTTGACCTCGGCCCACGGGGTGGGGATCACCTCGAAGGCGGGGCCGCCAGCCAGCTCACCCAGGTATTCGTCCACGAAGTCGGTTACCCGAACCGCGTCGCCGTCGCCCGTGGTCTGGTTCTCGATGTCCCGCCAGGTGCGGGACGCCTGCTCCATGATGTCGTCGAAGGCGTCAGCGTCGCCCATGTCGGCCAGCTGGGTGAGCCGCTGGCCGAGTGCGCCGATGCGCCGCATGCGGGCGGCCTTGGCGACACGTTCGGCGGCCAGCGGTGCCCAGCCGGCCACCGGCATGTCCACGCACTCGCGGGTGATGATGGCGTGGCACATGCGCAGCTTGGGCCCGGACGTGGCGGCGGCCAACGCGCTGTGCATCGCCCCGACGTCCAGCGTTTCGCCGTTGGCCGCGTAGGTGCCGATCACGCGCCAGATCAGCTCACGGGCCGGGTTGGTGAAGTCCTGCGGCCCCACGGCGCGCAGGGCGTCCGCCAGGTCGTCGGCCAGCTGCGGGTACATGGCCAGGCCCATGAGGGTGGCTTCATCGTTGTCCAGCTGCTGCTGCCTGTCGGCAGCTGCCATGGTCACGACTTGGCCCGGAACAGGTCCACGTTCTCCTCGGCCCAGGTCCGCCAGGCGGATTCGGTCCGAGACGCCATGACCACGTCCTGGTACCTGTCGCGCCATAGCGGCCGGTTGTCGTCGAAGGTGCGCTCCACCTCTTCGAGGGTGTACGGCCGGTCGCCCATGGCTCGCATGACGTCAGCGGCCACGGGGTGCAGGTGGCAGAAGGCGCGCGCCACCTTCAGCAGCTTGCGCTGGTCCTCGATGCGCTTGTGCACGTGCGCGATCTTCACGTACCCGGTCTGGTTCAGGTTGAGCCAGCGGGCGGCGTCCATGGCCTCCTGTGGCGTCCACTGCCCATCCTCGGCGGCGAGCTGCCAGCGGTGGATGGCGGTGGCGTCGACGGCGGCCCCGGTGTCCAGGGTTTCCAGCAGGGCGGCCAGAGCTTCGTTGGGGAACGCCTCGCGCTCCGGTAGGATCGGCAGCATCGGCCGTTGGCTCCTTCGGTCGGTCTTCCCCCCGGACGTGTCAGCGTCGCGGGGGGTTTCTGTTGTCACCCTAGCATGATCCACCACAGCCCCGTCAAGACGTGCCCAGCAGGTCCCGGATAGACACGGACCGCGCCATGTTCGCGGTCGCGCCCTCCGGCAGCTGGACGATGCCCTGTGAGGTGACCACCTGCCGGCCACGGCGGCCAGCCGACCAGTTGCCCGGCTGCACGTCGGCCATCGCGCGCATCACCCAGGCCCCGCGCTTGTCCGCAGCACGACGGACCGCCGCCAGGATGTGCACCGGGTTGTTGCCGGCAGCGATGAGACCCCGGCATTCCTTGCCCACCTGGCCGATCTGGCGGTTGGACGGCTCGAAGCCGTACGAGCGGCACGCTTCCACGTACAGGCCCACCAAGGTCTTCGTCCACTCCGACGGGGTGTGCTGCTCCCGGGGCATCTGCCACGCCTCGGCGTCGAAGCGGGGGGCGTCGACGGGGGCGACACGCTTGCGCTTGCCCGTCTCCTCCGGCTCCGGCAGAAGCCAGGAGCCGGAGAGGTTCGGGACGGCCGGCACCACGGTGGCACGGACGGCGGGCAGGTTGCCCGTCTCCTCGATCAGCTCCGCCTCCAGGATCTCCAGGCCGACCGGAGCGGCAGCGACGGCGGTAGAAGGTTCTTGGGTCTGTTCATCTTTTCGGGTCAAGGGAAGTTCGTCGGAAGCTGAAGCCGTGACATCGGGTCGTGTCACGCACTCAACTTCCGACCTCGATGTCGGTGTCACGCGTTCAGCTTCCGGGGTGAACGCGCTGGCCGACGGCTCCGAATCGGCTGATGTCACGCACTCAGCTTCCGGTGCCACGCGTGCGCGCTGACGACGCTTCCGCAGTCGAGCCAGCTCCCGCTTGTGCTCCTCGCGGGCGTCGATCGGCAGCCAGCCGGCGGCACAGTCGAACTGGTCGTTGAGCCGCCAGCGCAGGGTGCCGGACGGGCCGACACCGTCGTGGATGATGCGCTTGCCGTCTTCGAGGCGCTGGAGCGCGGAGCGCACGGAGCGGACGGACACGTGCGCGCGGTCAGCCAGCCACGCCTGGGAGGGGTACGCGTTGCGGCCGGTGCGGTGGTTCGCGGTGCTGGCCAGCGCGGCCAGCACGCGCTGGGCCACCTTGTCCTCCGCGCCCTTGCCGTTGAGGAGCGGCGGCAGCCGGGAGAACCAGTCCATGGTGGACTTCCACTGCTGCCCACCGTCGGAAGGGGTAGGGATTGCGGGGCTACTGCCGTTGTCCTGGGAAGTCGTCACAGGTAGGCTCCTCTGTAGTTGGTTGGTGGTTCGTGCTTCGCAGCCCCGCCGGGTCGGCACCCATTGGCGGGGCTGCTTCACGTTTGAGCTCAGACTAGCCGCGCTGGGCCGGCGGCGACAGGGGCTCGCCAGGCCGCGCCGACATCACCAGCCGAACTCGTTCATCCCCGCCGGCACGACCCCGGTCACCTCCACGTAGCCACCTTGGTCGGTGAGCAGGACATACCGGCGCAGGCCCGGCCCCACCCAGACGGCGGCCGGGATGGTGCTCAGCACGAAAACGCTCAGCTTGGGCACGAGCCAGCCGTTCGCCTCGGAAGCGATCCTGCGGTCGTGCACGCTGCCAGGGCCGCCGTTGTGCACGCGGGGGTGTAGGGCGAGCAGGTTCGGCAGGGTGTCGGTGTCGAGTCGGTAGGTGCCGCCCATGCCTTTGTTCCTGCGGTGGTGCGCGTCGAAGGTGTCTTGGTTGAGCGGCCAGCCGGACACCTCACAGCGACCGTGGGAACGCTCCCACAAGGCCTCCCGCAGGTTCGCCCAGTTGGGGGTGGGTCGCTTGTTGCTCACGCCGTTGACTCCCATCGTGCCGGTGTGTAGGGTTGACATCATGCGAGCGAGGCGGAAGGAGGTCAAGCCCAGATGAGCACCGGGAGTGTGGCGGCGGAGATCGTCGCCATGCGCAACACCAGCCCCCAGCCGAGTTTCACGGAGATCGGGGAGCACTTCAACATGAGCCGGCAGCGGGCGAACGCCCTGTACCGCCAGGCCATGAGCGGCCGACCCACGCAGGACCGGGTGGGCCGCATCGTGGAGAAGGACGACGACGCTGTGCACATGGCCGACGTGCGCGTGGACGCCACGGTGCACGCCGCCGCCGTCGCGCGCCTGGAAGCCATGGAGCCCCAGCCGCACACGCCCAGCCGCATCCCGTTGGCGGAGCTGTGCCGGCGCATCATCGGCCAGGACCTGGACCTCAAGAGGTGGCCGCAGCTGCGGCCGTACCGGGGCACGCCGCCCGGCTCCGCCCCGGCGGAGACCCAGGTGGTGCGGTTCCGGACGGTGTGGGGCTGGTACACGGGCCGACGGGACGCCATCCACGCCCGGGGCTACTCCCTCACCGAAGTGGTGGAGAGCGGCCTTGAGGCGTTCGCCCGCTCCGGGGAGATGCCGCCGGAGCCGACCGACAGCAAGGGGACGACGTGAGCGACCAGGAGCCGCAGCAGCCGAGGCTGACGGCCATGCAGAAGGCGGACCAGGCGCTGGGTGGGGTGGACGAGCTGCGCGGCAATCTCGCCTACCTCACGGAGCTGCTGGCCAAGTTGCCGGACAACTCCGGGCCACTGGCGGAGAAGCTGGCCGACCTGGAGGCGCTGGTCGTCGCTGGGCAGGAACTGGGCGCGACGCCGCTGGCCATCGCCAAGGACGGCGAGCTGATCGAGCGCGTGGCCGTCCTGGAGGAGGCGAAGGCCGACGTGGAGCACGTGACGGCCGTCGTCAACGACATGGACCAGCTCCGCCAGGGCGTCAAGAACGAGCTGGAGGTGCTACGCCCGCTGTTCGCCCGCGTGCACCAGCTGGAGGAGTGGCAGGCCGCCGCCCTGGACAAAGACGACTCCGACGGTGAAGGCCGGCTGGAGGACATGGTCAACCGGGCCCTGGCCAGGGGTCAGGCCGTCCGGGGTATCGAACACCAGCCGCGATCCGCGCCGCACGTGCTTCAGCTGATCGTGCAGCTGAAGAAGACGGTGGGCGCTATCAGCAAGGACCGCAAGGTGGATCACCGGGGCGGCAAGTACAACTTCCGGGGCGTGGACGACGCCATGGACGCTGTCGGCAACGCCTGCATCGAGGTGGGCATCGTGCCGCCCCGGGCGACCGTGGTGCACACGTCGACCAGCACCGTCACGGTTGAGGGGAAGGTCTGCAACAGCACAGTCTGCACCATGCGCTACACCTTCCAGTCCCCGGTGGACGGGTCGGAGTGGAGCACGGAGGGCATCGGCGAAGGCCGCGACTTCGCGGACAAGTCGGTGACGAAGGCGCAGGCCGCCGCTCTCAAGTACGCCCTGTTCCACGGGCTGTGCATCCCGATCCAGGGGATGAACGTCGACGCCGAGACGGAGCATCCCGCATACGACGGCCGCCCGGTGGACCAGGGCAGCCACGAGTACCGGCAGTGGGAGAACCGCCAGGAGCAGGCGGAGCAGCGCGCATACGCGCGGCAGGCGGCCCCGATGGACGGCGAGGGTGTGCCGGACCACGATGGCGCGGCGGACGAGCGCCGGGCCCAGCAGCCGCAGCGGCAGGGCAGCCGCTTCAGCTCGAAGCTGGAGGCCGCCCAGTACTGCCTGGAGGCGGCCACCAAGTCCCCGTCGCTGGCCGCCCTGAACCAGGTGGTGGCGTACGCGAACCAGTGGGACCTGATGGACGTTCAGCTCAACGGCACGCCCCTGGACTTCCACCTGATCGCCATCTCCAAGACGAAGCCGCCGGTGACGACGTGATCGACGCGCAGGAGATAGCCGCGCGCACCGCCGCTGCCCTGGTGCGGGCACTGGAGGAGGACGGCCACGAGTGCAGCATGGCCCACCGGGCGGAGGCGGTCGCCAACGCCGACGGTGAGCAGGTGGTGGTGTGCGGGTGCGGCTACTTCGTGGAGCTGCCCGACAACTATCTGTCGTCGGCGTTCTCGGACCTGGAGCTGGCCAACAAGCACGAGCCGGGCCAGGTCATGCCGCCCGGTTCTGACAGGCCGGCGGAGATCAGGGCGGCCGACATCGTGACGCCGGCCATCCCGCTTGTGGATCCAACCCAGATCCTGACGCCGGACGCGCTGGCCGCCCACATCGTGGAGGCCACGAACCGGCTGGAGCGCGGAGCCGCCTTCGCCCTGGAGTGCATCCAGGTGCAGTTCGAGACGAAGCGCAAGTACACGCTGGCCAGGGCGCACGCGATCGCAGACTCGCAGGCCGGAAGCGCCGACCGCCGCGACGCCGAGGCCCTGGTCAAGTGCGAGGAGCTCTACAACGACATGGTCCGGGCGGACATGATGGCCCGTGCGGCAAGGGAGATGCTGCACAATCTGCGGTCCATCCTGTCCGGCTACCAGTCGACTGGGCGCGCGGTCACCGCGACGTTCGAAGCCGGCGGCTCACCGTCGTCCGGCAGGCTCAACCGGTAGGGGACGAGATGCAGTTCAGTGTGGCCGACCTGAAGGCGGCCGTGGAAGCGGAGATCGTGGCGGGCCGTGCGGAGCACGAGCGCGCGCACGCGGAGAAGGTGGACAAGTTCCATGAGGCGGAGGCCGCCTGGGTGCAGGAGCACGGGCAGGCGTGGCTGGACGTGCTGACGAAGCTGCGGGCCAAGCTGCGCAGCGGGAAGGCGCTGTACTGGGATGACCTGCCGGGCCGGGGCCGGTACGCCGCGCTGGCGGACCGGCGGCAGGTGCCTACCCTGGGCGAGTACCGGACGCCGTACGAGCTGGTGAACCTGCTGCACGTGCTGCGTGCGATTGGCGACGAGTTCGTCACCACGGCCGGCCTGTCGAAGGTGGGCATCACGCCGTCGGCGCTGCGGCAGGCCCTCGGTCGGCTGGGCCGGATGAACAAGGCGGTGGACTGACCATGGGCTGGTGCAGCGGTACGGAGATCATGGACGCGGCGCTGAAGGCCGCGCTGGCGGCGCAGAGGGCAGCGCTGGTGATCGCCCTGGACGAGGGTCACGGGTGCTGCACGGCGGAGGGCTACTACGCCGATCCGGGCAGGCAGGTACAGCTGGACAACGCGCTTCGGCCGTTCGTCTCGGCCGTGGCCGAGGTCCTGCGGGATGGGGACTGGGACTGCATCGAGGAGTCGGACTACTTCGACCGGTTCCCCCAGGAGATGCTGGGCGACGACGACCAGCAGTACGAGCAGCGGCTGATGGAGCAGTTGGCCGAAGCGGCCGAGTACGGAGACGCGGACCAGGTGCGGCGCGTGACGGAGCAGCTGGACGCGCACAAGCGGAAGGTGGAGAAGCAGGCATGAGCGGCGGACTGAGTGTTTCGGGTGTCGGGCGGCTGGGCGGTGAGCCGGAGCTGTCCTTCACGGGGTCCGGCGCGGCTGTGGTGTCGGTGTCGGCCGCATTCACGGTGCGCGTCCTGGACAAGGCCAGCGGGCAGTGGAAGGACAAGTCCACCACGTGGGTGCGCCTGAACATCTGGCGGCAGATGGCGGAGAACGTGGCCGCCTCGCTGTCGAAGGGCGACTCGGTTTTCGTGGAAGGCACGCTGGAGAGCCGCGAGTACGAGAAGTCCGACGGCACGAAGGGCCAGTCCTGGGAGATCCTGGTCGACACGATCGGGCCGGACCTGCGCTTCCAGCAGGCGAAGACGGTCCGCCCGGAGCGTAACCAGGGCAGCGGCGGCTTCGACGCTCCGCCGGTCGAAGACCCGTGGACGGGGGAGCCGGCGGCGCAGCGGACGCGGCCTCCGGCCCAGCAGGGGCACGCGCGGACCGGCCAGTGGTCGAACGGCCAGCCCACCGGCCAGCAGCCGACGCCGCAGAACTACGGCGGCGGTGGCTTCGCCGATGAGCCGCCGTTCTGATGGGCGGCCACGACGAAGCGCCGGCCGAGCACGAGTTCGGCATCACGGAGGCGGAGCAGGCTGAACTGGACAACCTGTTCAGCTACCACGCTCCGCATGGCGACCAGGTGGACCGGTATGGCGTGATCCGGATGCAGGCCCGACAACTGGCCCGCGTGATCATGGCCTACTCCGTCGACAGCGAGGAGCGGCGACAGGCGCTGTTCGCTGTGCGCGCTGCGGTCATGTGGGCCAACGCGGGCATCGCCTGCAATGAGCCCCCGCCGGACGACACGATGCCGGCCGCATGGGTGGGCGGCATCCGGTGAGCAGGCACCGTCGCGCTGGCCGGCATGAGGGAGTCGGCCAGCGCGTTCCCCGGGGCCGCCGTCATCACGGTGGCGGCCACCGGGCGGTGCCGTGGTCCCCGGTCGACGTGGTGTTGTCGCTCTTGGCCTGGCGGTAGACACCCACCGCGCGAGGGTGTACCGTTGACAACACAGCCCGACGACTTGGAGGCAGCAATGGCCCACCACGTACAGGACCAGGCAGACATGGATGAGGCGTACGCCAGGGAGCCGGCCGACGAAGCAGTAGTTGCCTTCGCCCAGGCACTGGCCCGGTTGGGCGTCGACCTGATTCCGGTGACCCGCGTCGACAACCAGGGCGAGCCGTGCGAGCACTGCCAGCTCCTGGGCCGCGACATCGCCGCCACCCTCTACGGCATCCAGGACGGCCAGGAGGACAGCGCCGACTGCTGCATCCCCTGCCTGCCCGTGGTGGCCAGCGAGTTTGACCAGAACCAATCAATCCGGGTGGAGGTCGCGGCGTGATCACCCTGAACAGCGGCTGCATCAGCCTGGAGACCGCCCTGACCCCCGGCTTCCTTCCGGCCGCCAGGGCGGTCCACGCGCTACTGGAAGGGACGGTGTCGGCCGACGACGTGGACCACATCGTCGAACTGGCCTTGTTCGTGTCCCGCCCGTACATGCAGGCGGAGTTGCTCGCCGACCTGTCGGACAAGCTGGCCGAGGATGGCTTCGAGCAGGTATCTGCCATCCTGGACCACACCAGCTTCGGTATGCGGGGGGCCCTCGATGGACGCGGTTGAGCTGAAGCCCACCCGGCGCTGGCCAACCGAGGCCATGGCCGCCAGGTTCGAGCGCGCGGCGCAGGCGGCCAGCTTCGCCGAGTTGACCAAGGGCCTCCTGGTCAACGACGCGTTCGAGCCCCACATCGAGTTGCCGAAGTCGGGCGTGATGGGGCCGGCACCACAGCGGCTGCTGCTTGGTGACTGGCTGGTGCGACATGGTAACGCCATGTTCGAGCGCATGACTGATGCCATCTACCGGGAGCGCTTCGAGCCGCCTGGCGACGAGCTGGTACCGCTGGCTGACATGGTCAACACACTGCCGGACCCGGTCACTTTCCGGCACCGCATCATGGCCGCCGCCCGTGAGCGCTACGCCATGCTGGTCACCAGGCAGGGCGAGGTGCGCGACGAGGCCGACACCTTCCAGGCCCAGCGCGACCTGGCCGCCGCGCGCGACACCATGAAGCAGTACGCCTCCACCTTCTCCGCTGTGCAGAAGGCCATCGGCGGCTTCCAGGCCGACCAGCTGGAGCGCCTGCCAGGCAGCGTGGAGAAGCTGACCGTGCCTGACGCCGACGGCGACATCACCGTGGCGCTGGACATGTACAACGAGCACGCCATCGATACCACGGAGTTGCAGGCCGCCGTGTGCGCGGTGGTGCTGGATGATGTGACCCTGGACCAGATCGTCAGCGTGGTGGAGGACGCGGACAGCGAGTGCGTCCAGCGCGAATGGCTGTCCGGCATCCTGGCCCAGATGCTGATCGCAGCCCAGGCGCAGCTGGTCGCCCTGGGCAAGTTCGAACCGCAGGTGACGAAGGTCCGCGAGTTCGCGAAGGAGCAGGCCCGCACCGGTGCCGATGGACTCGCGGCCGTGATCGTAGGCACCATCAGCACTAAGCGGAAGTCCCGTGGTGAGGCGAAGTTCAGCAGGAAGGACCCGAAGACATGACCGAGCAGCCTGACTACAGCATGCCGGCGGACCTGGAGGTGCCCGACGGGCATCAGGCCACGTGGCGGCCGACCGAGGACGGCCCGGCGGTGCTCGTCGTGGAGCCGATCGACCAGGACCCGAAGCCGGACCTGAAGCACCCGGCGGTGGCGGCTGGTATCGCCGCCCACCAGGACCTCACGCACGAGCTGACCCGGGAGCAGGCCAGGGAGCTGGCGGACGAGTGGGCGGAGGCGCAGGCGCGCGCGCTGGAGGAGCTGCGGGCCCGCGAGGTGGAGGCGGCCGGCGACCCGACGAACATCGGGCCGGACGGACGACCGCACTTCAATCGCATGATCCAGACAGCCGAGGACCCGCCCGCCTGGGCGGAGACCTGCGGCACCTGCGGCACCATCTGGCCGTGCTCCACCTACGTGGCGCAGCACATGGCCGATGACGACGTGCAGGCCGGGCAGGATGCGGCCCCGGTTGTCGGAAGCGTGTGACGTGGACGCCGGCCGGCTCGACACCCTGGCCCGCTCGCTGCGGCGAGCACAGTGGCTTGTGGAGGAGCTGGACCACAACCGCAGCCCGGTCGCCATCGCACAGGTGGTGTCCGGGCTGCGATTGGAGCTGCTGACGTGCACGAGCGGCGTGGCGGCCGAGATGGCGGCCCAGGGGTTGGACTACCCGGCCGAGTTCCCGGAGCCGCACAGCGGCCTACCGGCGGCCCCGGAAGCCCTGTTCTAGTCGGCCCGCCCGTCAGCCGCCGCATCCGGTCCCGTCTGTGGCGGGACGTCGACTCCCGTCAGGCCGGTCCGCCGCTGCACCGCGCGGTCCATGGCGAGCCGGGCCGCATCATCGGAGACATCGGTGACCTGCCCTGAAGCCATGCCCGCAGCCATGTCGTGGGCCGCCACCATGCCGGCGGCCAAGCCACGGACGGAAGGGCTGTTCGGGTCGACGTATGCGGGCGTCTTGTTCGAGCCCAGCACGATCACGGTCAGCCACGCGGGCAGCTTCGGCTCGATCTTGCGCATGAGGGCGTACCAGCCGGCGGCGATGGCACCAGCGATGACCGGGCCCCAGCCCAGCACGACCGGCATGGCCGGCAGAAGGGTGGGGGCGACGCCGGGCAGCAGCGACACCAGGTACGTGATGAGCAGGCCCCAGGCGAACGGCACCACCGTGCGGATGATGCTGGTCACGTAGTCGGACAGCGACTGCCCTGGCTGGTACGGCGGAATGACGGACACGGTGCGTCCCCTCTCAATGGCTGTTCGGAATGCAGGTCCAAATGGTGATCGACTTGTGGGAGCCGGGAACCGGGTTGGCCGGGTCATCGACCCGGACGCCGTCCAGCTCCTGGAAAGTCCCCTTGCCGGCACACAGGATGCTGGGATTGTTTAGGGCGGCGGTGTTGAAAGCGTCCATGATGTCCTGCGCCGACGGCGAATCGCCCTTGTCGCCCTTCGCCCCCGCTGGCCCCTGGGCACCAGCCGGCCCGGCCGCGCCCTCGGCTCCAGCTGGCCCCTGCGGCCCCTGCGGTCCGGGCGGAGGAGGATTGGCCTGGAGGTACCCGGCGACGCCGTTGGCCACCATGGAGGGGGTCACCTGCGGCGGCGGGTTGGCAGCGAAGTAGCCGGCGACGGCGGCGGCGATGCTGGCGGCGGTCGGCGGCGTGGATGTGGTCGGCGGCAGACTGGCGAGGACCTTGGCCACAGCAGCTGCCACGATGGTGTCCGTGCTGGACTGGTCGGTCGGCTTCGGAATCGGCACCGGCTGCTGGCCGCGCTGCGACAGCTGGTCGTTCGCCTGCTGCGCGGCGGCGTATGCCCTGTCCGCCGTGGCCTTGATTTCCGCCTGGGCCTTCTCGGCGGCGGTGACGGCCGCCCGCTGTTCGGCTACCTGGGTCACGGCCAGTGCGGACACGCCGATGGACAGGGCGCAGCCCAGCAGCGTGACCACCACCACCACCTTCCAGACATCGGCCCGATCAGCCTTGCGGCCCAGCGCGTTGCCGATGCTTTGCGCCGCCGCTTTGGCCGTGACGGCGTTGTCCTGCATGGCCGCGCTGCGGTCGTCAGGCTGCTCGCTCATGTCTTCATGTCCCCGTTCAACTGCCTGCGGAGCTCCAGCACATGCTGTTGGCAGGTGCCGAGGTCGGCCAGCGCCCGCTGTGCACGGCGTAGGGCGTCGTCCCGCTCCTGCACCGCTTCGCTGTGCTGACGCTGTAGTCTCCGCATCTCCGCCCTGGTCTCCGCCACTTCCTGCCGTCCGGCATCGGCGTCCCTGATGATGGCATTCACGCTGGCCTCCAGCACGCCGGCGGCTCCGGACGGCAACGACGGTACGCCGTCGCGGTGGGCTGTGACAGCCGCATCGGATTCGTCGTCATCGCGCTTGTGCTTGCGTCTGCCCAGCCAGGCGGAGCCCACTGTGCCCATGGTGAACAGCGCAACGACGACGATCACGACCCAGGCGGGCTGCCCTTCAAGGTCAGGCATTCCCTCCACGGTGGCCCCGCTCTCTGTGTGTGGTCACCGCAGTGTCACATAGGTTGACCCTGTGTCAAACCTTGGTCGATCAGCTGGAGTAGCAAGACGCCTTTTGCACCAGGCCATACGCATTTCCGGCACCGCCACCACCGGCCGTGATATTGCAATTCAGGTACAGTGTGATCTGCTTCTGTCCGCGCATGGATGAGATATCCAGCGTGTCCAGCCATGCATTGTTGACTCCGCCAGTGAATGAGTGCGGCGGCCCGCTGACGACATGGCCCGCACCGTCATCCGCACGCAGCGTGTATGTGGCCGAGACACCGGCATCGGTGATGGCCCACGCCTGCACGTCGATCAGATGACCCGTGCCAGACACCTGGCCCCACGCTATATCGCGGGAGCCGGAGTTGATTTGCGGCCATGCGGGCAGGTTGTAGGAGGCACCATTCACCGGGAAGAAGACGCGCGGGAACGACCAGCCCCCCTGGTTCCGCGACTCGTCCATCATCGGCTGGCCGTCGGCCGACCCCAGGGTCAGCGTCTGCTTCAGCGGCGTGCCCGGCGACTTGTCGTACAGGTTGATGGCGGAGCTGTGTGTCGAGTCGTCCCGAACGAGGCTGAACCCCTTCTGCGGGCGGTTGCCCAGGTTGGGGTCCGACGGCAGGAACTCCCCGATCCACAGGAAGTTGACCGGCGAGCCGTCGGGATTCTGATAGTTGCCGTACCACTTCATCAGGCCCCTGGACACGACGGCGTTGACCAGCGGGTTGTTCCGCATGATCTGGTCCGCCAGGCCCTGCGCGTAGAGGATGTTGTCCATCGCGCTGAGCGGGTATGGCGTGGACTGCGGGTAGGTCATCGGGGCCCCTTCACGACGACGCCAGCAGGAGGTCCACCGTCTCCGACGTGTCCCCCTCCGGCGGGGTGATGGTCCAACCGTACACGCGCACCAGCGATTCGAAGTAGCCGCTGGCAGTGTAGTAGTCGGGCGGCCACGTCTGGTCGTTGGTGGCCAGGATCATCTGATCCCCGACCACATACGAGCTGAAGTACGGCAACAGGTCGCCACGAATCTTCAGGTTCGCTATGAACGCCTGGTTGCTCAATGACTGGTACATCTGCTGGTAGCACTGGTCGTTGAGTGTGCCGACGTCCGATACTTCCGGATTGGAATAGCGTCCCTCGGTCTGCATGAAACCGAGTTGCCACTCCGGCGTGCCGTTCGGCTGATACTGGACCTGGGTCTTCACCTGAAGATCGTCATACCCATTACCGCGCCCCCATACGATATTCGTCACGCCGGACGCGTCATTCTGCGGCAGGAACGACAGCACGTTGCCGGTGCCGTTGACGTCGTAAAGCAGCCGAGGCACCGGATATGCCTGCCCCAGCTGGCGGCCCAGCTTCGGGTAGCCCAGCACGAACTGGCAGCGGAAGCTGGTCGCAGACTCACCGTCGGTGCCCACCAGCACGCGTGTGCTCGTGGTCCACTCGTACGGGTTGGTGGCGAGCTGTGACCGGTCCTGGTGCGCGGACAGGAGATTGGTCTCCTGGTCGTCCACGTATGTGAAGGTGCGCGCCACGCCCGTCGGGGTGGTGGGCGGGTCCACATTGATCCAACCGGTGTTCGGGTTGGATCCCAGCGCGATCTTCGACCAGATGGACGGGGTGAGCAGGTCGGAGGCCATCTGCTGCTGGTCCACGCCCGTCCAGGTGATGGCCTTGGTGATGAACCGGCGAGCCCACAGCCCTTCGATAGTCACGGCCGTGATCTTCATGCGACCGGTGGCCGGCTCGGTCGGCGCGGCGGTCACCCAGTAGTGCTGCACCCAGGAGGTGCCCCAGACACCCGTACCCGGGTCCTGGGTGCTGCGCACGGCGACGATCCCCGTCTTGCGGGGAATCAACTTGTCCCAGGGGTACAGGGCCCGAACGGTCGGATCGGCCAGCTGTAGCGAGCCCTTGAGCATGCCGACAGCGCGCATGCCCACCGACAGCTGGACTCCGCCGAGAGGCAGCGGCGCGTTGCCGATGACCGTCGGATCCCCGTTGACGTAGTTGACCGGCCAGTAGGTCCAGCGGACGTTGAGCGGCTGCGCACCACCCAGCACCGTGTCCTGGAACGGGGGGTACGCCACATCACACCGCCGTGAAGCGACCGGTGGGGGCCACCTTGGTCACGGACAGGAAGCTGGACGCGATATCCAGCGTGTATGTGCCGGTGCCCACGATGCGCTGCACGGTCGCCACGAAGGTCTTGGCCACAGGGCTGCCGGTGGCGTTCTGGTAGATCACCCGGGCCACGTCGCCCACCGGATAGGCGTCCTGGTTGCGCGGAATGATCTTCTCCACGAGGATGCCGCCGGAGATGTTGGTGTCGCGGATGCGCATGTCGAAGTCGTTCGCGGGGTTCGAGACCTGCGCGTGGACGTTGAACTCCAGCACGTAGGTGGAGTTGCGGTCCAGGGTGACGGTCGTCGACAGGACCAGGGTCTCCGTGCCGCCGATGGCCGCCGGCTGGGTGCTGCGGTACTGGCCGGCCACGAGCTGCCCGGGCTCGACAACCCAGGCCGCCCCGTCCCAGTAGTACGGGGTGTCGCCCACGTACATGCGCTGGCCGGTCTGCGGGCTGGTGATGGCACTGGAGGCGTCCGCCGTGGAAGAGGCGAGCAGGGGACCCACGGCGATCCAGCCGGCGGTGGCCGCGCTGTAGAACTCCGCCCACTTGCGGTCGATGCGCCAGATGGATTGCCCGTCGTAGGGGCTGGTGATCAGCGCTCGATCGGCGGCGTTGGCCTGAGGCAGCACGATGCCGCCGGGGCCGGTGCGCGGTGCGACGGACGACAGGGTGGGCGAGGTGCTGCCGGCGGGCACGCTGGCCTGTACGAGCGGCAGGAAGCTGTTGGGCACGATCGGCGGCGACGCGGTTCCGGACACGCTGGTGCCCTGCACGGTGGCGATTGTGGCCTGGTTGAGCCCGGAGGAGTCCAGGAAGTTGTCCTTGATCTGGACGCCGATGTAGTCGATCCGGTTGAGCGTGCCGGAGCTGGAGGCCAGGGTGACCGTGGAGTTGCTGGGATTGGCCCACTTGTAGTCACCGACCGAGGCGGCGGAGTCGTTGGTGACGATGCCGGCGCACGGGCCCACCGTGACGTTCCACCCGGACGGATTGGAGAACGCGGGCAGCCGCGCGACGAAGCAGCCTTCCCGGGCGGCGAAGGTCAGGGACTGGTTGGGCAGCGCGTCAGCGGTGACCAGGTGCAGCCGGTCCAGGGATGCGGAGTAGGTGCCGCCCTGGGTGGCGAACGGTGGGCTAGTCGCCGTCATGGCGGACTCCTCTCACTCGAAGGTGCTGCGCCAGTTGAGCAGCAGGGTCGCAGCCGGGTCGTAGGCGGCGAGGCTGTCTGTCCAGCGGATGGTGTTGGGACCCGGTGCGAGCGTGAACGGACGGCCGATGAGCCGAATGCTACCGGGAGTGACGGAGCCGGTGTTGGCGTCCACGATCACCTGCGAGCCGGCACCGACTACGGCGTTCACCTGGAATTGCTGGCCGGTGGTCACGTTGGTGATGGTGGGGAAGTTGACGGGCCCCACGATGGTGAACACGGGGTATGCCGGGGAGTCGCCCTGGTTGGTGGCGGTGAGCACTCCGCCGGGCGTGCTCGATGACCCGTAGGTGTAACTGTACGTCTTGTCGTAGGTGCGGCCCGTGATCAGCGCCGGGTTGACCAGGCCGACGGACGCGGACTCGCCACTGCCGGATAGGTACTTCCACGGCGACGCGGCAACCAGACTCCAGGTCATCGACACGGCCTCGCCGCCCAGCTGATGGCCCAGCGGCACCGTGGGCACCACCTTGCCGACGGAGCGGCAGATCAGCGCCAGGGTGAGGCCGCTGGCCCAGTCGTACTGCTCCCAGATCACCGGCTGCTTTGCGGCCAGGATGGCGCGGATGGAGCGGATCTTGCGCCGCATGGTCACCGGGTCCGGTGAAACGATCATGACATTGCAGTCCAGCGTCCTGGGCGCGATCGACTGCGGCCCGACCAGCCCACCATCCCGGCCGCCGGCCTGATCGATCGGCGTGATCAGCTCCAGCCCCTCCCAGCCCGACGGCTCGCCGCACACCGCGAAGGAGCCGTCCGCGTGCTGGGTGTTGAACACGATGTCCTGTGCCGACGGAGTGAACAGAGGACCCATGCGGTACTGGGCGGTGACCGGTGGCACCGGGAAGCTGGCCCACGTCGCTACTGGCACGTCACACCCCGCTCACGCCGACGAAGTTGGGATTGATCCCGGCGGACACGCCGTTCTGGGACACGGCGAGCAGGCTGGAGCCGTTGGCTAGCGCGGTCGCCCCGTCCTTCCACACGGTGTCAGCGAACTGCCGCACGTCGGTCCCCTGCTGCATCACGTTGGTCTGCTGGACGGTGAAGCTGGTGCCGGCCTGCGGCGTGACGGACTGGCCGGCGGTGCCGAACGCCGTCGACAGGGTGGACGTGTTGATGGACAGGTCCGGATTGAGCAGCGGGTCCAGTCCGGCCAGGCCGGCGTTGGCCAGGTCGGTGGCCGCCCTGCCGACCATCTCCCGGCTGTCCTTCAGCGCGTTGGCCAGGCCCTGGGCCACGTCCTGGCCAATGGAGTAGGTCTCGCGCGAGGGGCTGTGGCTGTCGAAGCCGGAGGTGAAGCCGTGAAGGATGTCGCCCACCAGGCCCTTCACCCAGCCCAGGATGTTGCCGGCGATGGACCGCAGACCGTTCAACAGGCCGTTGAGCGCGTCCACGCCGACCTGGTACAACCGGGAGCCCAGCGCCCCGATGGCACCGATGACCTGGCCGGGCAACTGGGTGACGAAGCTGACCACATTACTCACGCCATTGATGAATGCATTTCTGGCATTGACCCACACGCCAATAGCCCACACGTCGATAGAGGCTTGCAGTGAATTCACCGCGCCAATAACCTGGCCGGGCAACTGGGTGACGAAGCTGACCACAGAGTTGACGCCGTTGGTGAAGAACTGCACCGCGTTGTTCCACACTCCAAGCGCCCAGATTCCGATCGCGATTTGCAGATTCGTGACAGCGTCGATAACCATCTGCGGCAGGCCAGTCACGAAGGCGATGACCGCAGCGACGCCATTCACGAAGAACGTGCTGACGTTGGTCCACACGTTGACTGCCCATGCGCCGATCAGCGGAATCAGCGTCGTCACCGCGTCGACGATATTTCCGGGCAGGTCGACGAAGAAGCGCACGATGGATCCGACAATGAACCCGAATGCGAAGGCCATCTGACTGATGACCGCGCCCACCTGGGCGGGCAGGCCGACCAGGAAGCTGACGATTTGGCCTGGCAGAGCCACGAAGAAGTTGACGATAGCGCCGATGACGGTCCCGACGAATGACACGATGGCATTGAAACCGTTCACGAAGAACGACACCACGGCATTCACTGCGGTGGTGACGGCGCTGCCGATGGCCGTTCCGATGCCGACGAAGAAGGACACCACGCCATTCCAGATGCCGACCACGAACGACACGGCCGACTGGAATGCGCCAGCGATGACGCCACCCAGGAACGAGAAGAAGGCACCCACGGCGTCAAGGGCGGTGCTGATCGCTGCCTTGATCTTGTCGAAGTTGACGATCACCAGCACCACGGCGGCGATGACCGCCGCGACGATGGCGGCGACTAGGCCGACGGTGCCGGCGGCGATCAGCGCGGCCACGACCGTCACGACCGGCACCAGCGCCTGGAGCGCCAACGCCAGCGCGCCGACGCCGATGGCGATGTTCGCCCACAGCTCCGGATCCTTGCCGATCAGCGACAGCAGCCCGGACAGCAGCGGGGCCAGGGTCTGGATGGCCGACACCAGGGCGTCCCCCACGGCGCTGGCGAAGTTCGCGATGTCCGGCGCGTTCTTGGTGAGGATGTCACCGATGGAGGTGAGTAGCTGGAGAAAGACCTTGCCGGCCGCGCCTGCGATCTGGCGGAGGGCAGCGCCCAGCGCCTGGAGAGCTGCGGTGCCGGCGGCAGACTGAAGGAACTGGTTGAGCGAGCCGGTCAGCTGGGCGAGCAGGCCGAGCAGGCCGCCGCCGCCGATGGCGTTGGACAGCGTCAGGAAGATCGACACGACGTTGCCGACGATGGCGAACAGCTGCCGGAACGCGTCGATGCCGGTCTGGATGAAGTTGGCCAACGCCCCGGACTGGCGGGCCTGCTGGACGAAGTCGGCCACGCGCTGGGTGGCAGCGCCGGCCCCGCCGGTCAGCTCAGCGAACGCCTGCGAGCCGACCACACCGACGTTTTGCAGGATGGACAGCACGGCGGGCAGCGCCTGGCCGAGGTTGAACACGGACGCCTGGGCGGTGTTGAACAGGTCAGGCAGGTCGGAGCGGACGCCGGAGCCAGTCAGGAAGCTGAACACGCCCTGCGCGGTCTGGTTCAGGCTGTCCGCGAAGCCGGCCAGTCCGCTACGCAGGGTGGGCAGCAGCGTGGAGGACAGTTCCTTGATGCGCGCCCCGAAGCCCTGGAACAGCTGCTGCTGCACGTCCAGCTTCAGGCCCTCCAGCTGTGGCTTGATGCTGGCGATGGCCTGGGCGGTCTCGCGCGCCGACGGTGCCAGCTTGGCCACGTCAGCCGCAAACTTGTCCGTGCCGATGTCCTTGATGGCTGCGCCGAACCCGGATACGCCGATCTTCAGCGCGGCGACCGCGCCCACCATCGAGAACAGCGCCCCCGGCACGAGGCCGGCCGCGCCGGACAGGGCGATAACCGAGCTCACCAGCTGACTGACGCCGACGGCTATGGTGGAGACGAGAGCCAGCTTGAACAGGCCGGTGAAGATGGTTGAGGCCGCCCCGGCGAAGCCATTCTGGAGGTCGGACAGCTGGCCCTTCAGCTTGTCGGTGAACGTCTTGAAGTCGAGCTCCGCCGTTTTCGGGTCCACCTTCGGCTTGATCGTCGCCTCTTTGGCGGCGAGCTCCGCAGCAGCCTTGACCTTCACGGCCAGGCCCTGCACGTCGATGTTGAAGCCCAGCTTGACCGCGCGCGCGGCGGCCTGCGCCTCTGCCACGGCGGCTTTCACACCGGCCGAGAAGCCTTCGGTGTCCAGGTCCAACCGGACCTTGATATTGCCCGCCTCGGCCTGGGCGTCCGCCAGCGCGGCCTTGATCTCACGGACCAGCTGGTCATGGTCGATGCCCAGCGGGATCTGGGCGGTGGACGCCTCGCGGAGAGCGGCCTGCACCTTGGCGCGGATGTCGGCGGCCAGCTCATCGGCGTCGGCGGAGATGCGGACGCCCAGCTCGCCAACGATCTTCGCCACGCGTCCGCCCTCCCTCAGTCCCCTTGGAGCACCTGCTCAAACTTGCCCATCTGCGCCCTGTGCTCCGGCAACAGGCCCCACGTGGAGCGGTCCGGGGCGACCCGGTCGCTCTTCTTACGCAGAGCCTCGCCAGCCTTCTGTACCACCTCGTGTGGTGCGTCCAACCACATCGCGTAGACCACATCAAGCCAGGTGGACAGGTCGGCCTGCAATGCGTATCGATCGGGCAGTTGCGCGAGCCGGCCCCGGATGTATGGCCCGTAGTTCAGGTCATCGAAGGTCAGCCCGATCAGGACAGCTACCTGCCCGTACGGCCTTTTCCCGCCTTCGCCGTCAACCAGCGCCACACCTGGAGCAGCTGCTCCACCGGCACCAGGAGGTCATTGGAGTCGTTCATGAGCATCTTCCAGCGGCGCAGCGACGAGCCGGCCTCGAACTCCGTGAACTTCACCGACTCGCCGTATGGGCGCAGGCTGCCATCCGGCGCGATGAAGCGGGCCTCCGGTTCGTCGTCCAGCAGCTCCTGGGTGGCGTAGGCGGCCACCGGCTGCTCCGTCACGGCGAGCTGACCGGAGATCCCCGTCTCCGTATAGCCGTCCCAGGAAGTCGGGCTGTCGCCGACGGGGTAGGCCAGCGCGTCCGGCTGCGGCGGCTCCTGCGGCGCGGCGGCCGGGAACCAGTCGGCCGGCGTTCCGTCAGCGTCGTCCAGCATGCGGCGAACCGCAGACTGCACGGCCTCGATCAGATCCAGCGCACCGTCCCCGCCCTTGATGGCGGCCAGCCGGTTGATGCGCGCGATCTGCACCGGGTCGATCACCGGGATGGCCCCGAACGTGTAGACGGTGGAGTTGTTGCTGTCGGTCCAGAAAGCGAAGTCGAATTCGACCCGCTTGCCGCCCTCTGGTGCTACTGCGAAGGTTTCCCTTGCCATGTCCGTCCCCTTTGTTCAGCCTGCCGCGTAAATCATACTGCGCTCAATGAAGTGTGAGCCGGTGGTGCCGGGGTGGTTGACCCGCTTGGCGAACACGATCCGCCCGCCTTTGTCGACGAACCGCAGGAATTGCTTGTTGCGTGGCAGAATCACATGCGGTCGAGTGCCCTGGTCTTCGTACCACGTGTAGTCGATATTGCGCGAACCAGCGACCACAGTCACACTGGGACGCGACGTTTTGTAGCTGCGCTGCTTTCGAATGGTCGACAACAAATAGCCGGTGCGCTTGCGCACATATGCCTGTTGCACGGTCTGCACGCGGGTGGCCCGGCGCTCGATGTCCTGCATGACGGGGCCGTTCTTGTCGGCCACCCACAGGCGCACCTCATCGTCATAGATGACCACCTCGCCCGGCGCGGTCATCGCGCTACACCAGCAGCGCGGCGGAGATCGTCACGCCACCCTCAGCCGCCATGTAGCCGCCCTGCGGCCCGACCGGCACGACCACTCCGCCGGTGGCGAGGATGCCGCCGCCGAAGTGCAGCACGCCCGTGTTGCCCGGGGTCGTCACCGACTGGCACCACTGGAACAGGGCCTGCGACAGGAGGCCGACGTCCCGCATGAAGACCAAGCCCTTGGCGTGGATCTCCTCCGGGTCCGGCGGCTCGCCATCCTCCTGCGACACCGCAGCGCAGCGCACGAGCTGCACCGTGAACTGGGCATGCCGCAGCGAGTTGGCCGCGAGGTGCGGCGTCTGCATGGGGCCGACGGCGCTCGCCGGCACGTCCATGTCAATGGCGGTCAGGGCCACGGTGAGCTGTTCGCAGTCCCATGCGATCAGGCGCACCTCGCCGCCCGTGATGATCTGGATCGCGGGCAGCGGCTCCGCGTCGGTGGCGTCCGCCCAGAAGTCGATGACGTACGCCAGGAGGTCGGAGGCGAGCTGCTTGACGTTGATGCCCTGGTTGGTCACCGCTCCTCCGCATCCAGTGCGGCGAGCGCGTCTTCCAGGTTGGGCTTGGCCTTCGCCTTGCGAGGCGTACTCGGCTTGCGGGCCGGCTTCCGTTGTGCCCCAGTTCCGGATGCCGGCTTCTTCCGCTGCGGCTCCGCCTCCACCAGTCCGGCGTCCGCCAGCGCGGTCTCCAGCTCTGCTGTGGCGCTACCCGCCGGTGCCGGTGACTCCTCCGGCTCGTCGTCAGACGGAAAGCTGTTGGCCGCACCCACGCCGATGGCCGCTTCGAACTCCTGGCCCAGATCGGCCAGCTCGGCCAGGAGCCGCGCGCGATCGGCGGCGATGGTCAGGGATTCGGCCAGCGGCGTGACGTCCACGGTCACGACGACGTTGGCGGGCAGCTCGTGGCCGGCCTCGGCGAAAGCGTCACGCGCGAGGCTGGTCAGTCGCTCCTGCATGCCGGCGAACGCGACGTTCCGGGGGTGGTGCGGCGAGTCGGCCGGAGCCTTCGGGTCAATGCGCAACGTCGTCCCCTACGGTGCGATGGTGGTCACGGGTAGATCGGGTGACCAGATACTAGCCTGCTGCGGTCGGGACTGAGGGTTCACCGCGCCCAGCCATAGGTCCACCAGGTACAGGCCGGTGCGCCCCTGGTTGAGGAAAGTCTGCGGATCGATGACGGTCATGGTCACGCCCTCGCGGGACACCGTCGTCACCCGGTCGGGCAGCTTGCAGCCCTTGATGTCGTTCAGGGCCTTGGCGAACTCGATGGCCATCTGCACCACGGCGGTGACCGCGCCCATGGGCGGGGCCGCGCCGAACTGGTAGGTGACGCTGGTCGAGTCGTCGCAGACACCCCAGCCGAGGCCGTCGGTGCGCCGAAGCCAGCCGGTGCGCTCCAGCTCCCAGTCCGCGAAGGGCTCGCCGTTGATGGTCACCGACGTCACGGCGCTGATCTTGTTGCGCGGCAGGCGTACGGCGACGGGCGACATGATGTGCACGCCCAGGAACACCGACGACGGCCACAGGTAGCCGTCCATCCACGAGCCGGTCAGCCAGCACGAGCAGGAGCCCCACGTGCGGTTGTAGGGCCAGTCGCCGCGCCCCGGCGTGGCCGCCACCGACCGCAGTACCGCCGTCTCCTCGCAGCCCTGGCCGGACCATTGGCGGCCGGACAGCATCCACAGGACCTCGGACGCGAACATCAGCGGCTTCGTCCAGGCCCCGTCGTCCTCCAGGCCCAGCTTCGCCTTCGTCGCGTCCGGCACGTCCCCCGGGGTGGCCCACGGGGAGCACAGCACCGGGGAAGTCGGTGCGGGCTCCGTCATGTGGACCACCTCCGGGGTTCGCGCTGGCCGGGGGACGTTCGGCCAGCTTCAGGCTACGGGGTCAGGCGACCGTGACGAACCCTGGCGTCAGGGTGGGGATGTCCGCCTCCCGCAGGTACTGCCAGACGCGCGAGGCGTCCCGGGTGAAGTCGGCCGCCGGGCCGGTGCCCCAGCCGCTGTTCTCCGCGCCGGTGCCCTCGAACACGGGGGTGAGCGGGTTGGACTCCTCCGCCGTGAACTCGGACGACAGCTTCAGCTGCACGCGCGGCAGGATCCAGTGGAAGTACGGCAGGCTGGCACTGATCGTGCCGTTGCCCAGCGCGTTGGTCCACAGCTCCAGCGACAGGCCGTTGGGGTTGGGGACGGATCCGACGGCCGGGGCCTGGTAGCCCAGGTCCGGAGCCGGGGTGCCGGTCCCCTCGTACACGGTGCCGCCCAGCACGAAGGACATCACGTTCGGGTCCGGCGTGCAGATGGTCAGGTCCTTGATCGTCGCCTGCTTCAGCGTCGAAGGGGCCTGGTAGTACAGGCAGATCTTGCCGGCACCGTTGTTCTGGCTGACGGCGCTCGGATCGTCGTAGTCCAGGCCGATCGACGCCTTGATCAGCGACGTGGTCACGTAGCACGTGTTCGAGCCGGTCATGACGCTACCGTCTGCGTTCAGCTTCGTCAGCCGCATGCCCAGTGCGAACAGCGAACCCTGGTTGTCGTATGCCATCGGTCAGTTCACCTTCTCTCAGCCGGGCGGGGTCACGTCACCCGGGAGGGAGACGGCGATTGCGAAGTGTCCGCACGGGTCGTAGGTGGCCGCTGCGGCGCGTTCCGCCACGAACGTCCGGGTGTTGTTGGCCACCGTCACGAAGTCGTAGGTGGCGATGCTGGCCAGCCGCACCTGTACCGGCGCGGTGGCGTACATCCACACCTGACCGGGCGTGGCCGCAGCGTTCGCCGGCCCAGAGCCGTCATA